AAAAAAACACAAACCAAATCGCCTTTTTTAAATTTTTCTTGTGGGTCAGGCCCCCCCCCCCCCCCCCCCCTCATCACCTTCCGTGATTTCACATTCTTCCTCTTCAAAGAACGCCGTTTTTGGCGTTTGGAATTTCGGCGACGCTGAACTGTTCGTTTGGAAACCATTGTTTCCTTGAATAATAATTATATATACACCGTATATAATTATTTATACACGCGTATGCGCGCTCGTCTACGTCCGCCTCGCCTTCTTCCTATGATTGCGCACCCCTCCCACCCCGCCACTCGCTAAACTATGCGATTTATAGAATACCCGCGAATTGTCCGTGAATGTTCCAAACATTGAATACGGGTGACGCGGAAGCACTGTGAGTGTAACGGTGGTGAAGTGGTAACTCCCCGTATTCCGAATGGTGAGTGTATAAACACCGGGTTCAGTGGCGCGCGATGTCGCCATAATACCGGTGACATTGTTTACACCGATACCCCCATACGAAGCAGGAACGCCGTCCGCCACGCGATATAACGCATACGTCCGACCACCACCGCCAGTAATGATTCCGGGTGCGGCGGTTTGTGCGTCTCCAGAAACGACACTGGTCGCAAACGAACGCACCATCGCCGGCGGCGTCCCCGCGACCACTGTGTGCGCATAAGGCGTATATCCCATCGCGTAGATTTCGTAAGGTGTATTCGCGCCGGCGTAGACCCATTTCACCCCGATAGGTGCTGCCGCGGAGGCGGGGGTGCCCGTAAGCGCAGTATTTGCGGTGGTATTACTCCAACCGGTGCTTGCCGCATTGTTTGTCAAATAAACCGTGCCATCCACCACGCTTACATTTCCGGTAAGATTGCTGTATCCAGGTATAATATATCCAAATAGAACGTGGGTTGTAGCCCCCGTAACATAACAATTTGAGACCGTTTTGTCTGTATTATTCCCCCCTAGGTTTCCGAGAATACCTCCTGCGTCATTTGGTATGGCACCAACCGAATAACAATTGGTGATACCGACTACGCCGCACTCGCTTCCGATGATTCCACCGCCATAGTCGCCAATCGTGCCTCGGCTATAGCAGTCACTGATGGCGTGACCCGATGAACTGCCAGAATACCGCCCCGAAATACCTCCCGCATTTTGGTTCATATTTCCCGTAGAATAACAGTTCACGAAATTGGCGGCGCCGGTGGATTGACCGGCGATACCGCCACCGTAGGCTCCAATAACACCCGTAGACCAGCACGACTCACAACTCAATGCGCCCGCAGTGGATGGCGAATCCGCACCGATGATACCGCCGCCCGATTGCCCTATAATCCCCGACGAAGAGCAACTCACGCATTTCACCGGCCCCGCGTATTGCCCGATAATTCCACCGCATCCAGCACCGGTATCGCCCGTGGAATGACAGTTCAGAAGAATCGCACTGGATGCGGCGGTCCCTTTTCCGAAATACGCTTGTCCTAACCAACCGCCCCCGTCTGCGAGTGTGCTGCCGCCTGATGCGCGGATTTCCAGATTCATCGCATAGACGTCGCCATACCCGTTTCCACCACTATTGCCGTTTTGAATGAGGCCCGGATAATCAGTTATACCGGAAATGGTGATAATGGGGCGAGTACCGTCGGGTTTCAGTGTTCTAGAACCGAATTGGATACCGTTTGACCCGCAGATGAAATAACCATTGGCGCCTCCTCCTACAGTTCCATCGATTGTAATATCCGTTATGAATTCAATGGTCAATAGGCCGAGAGGTTGGTCGGAATTTATAAATTCGGTAATGTATAAAAACATCTCGGTCCACGAAACCATATCAATACTATAATAGAGTGGTTCACCGACTGCGGCTTGTCGTATATAGACGGTGGTTCCGCCTGGAAAGGAAATACCTGTGGGAATAACCCCCACCGCGAATCCCGTCTCACTCATTGGACCGAGTAGAAGTCGCGGTTCGGAGTCGGCGTCGGTTCCGACCGTTTCGTGGGATGTCCCCTCGGAAAATATATAACCGTAACCGCGGCGGATAGGGTACATCACGCCGTCTACGGCAAGGTCGCCGGCGCTATCCGTCAAATATACTAAATGTGTATGCGTAAAACTGGAAATACCCGTGTCGTGGTGTGCGGGTGTATCTCCTTTCACCCAACGCATTGGAATCGTGGTGTTGTGTGATAATTGGAGCCCCATACGCCCAAACAGTTCCGAACGAATCGCGGGTGTAAGTGGAACAGTAAATTTCTCGGACGCGGACGCGGTTTTTGCGTTAATCCGTGCTTTTGCGGCGACAACCTCCTGTCGCGATAGAATATAATCTATTGTCTCATTTGACAGAACATTGACGAATTGTCCTTCCATAATAAGAATAAGAATAAGAATATAATATATACGAATATGAAAATATTATACAATTCCGGTTGAATTATTACGCCGTAGCATCCACCTTCACCCATGACGACGAGTCCGGGCACAAATCCCGTGTATCATGGGACGCGCCTGGACCGAACCACACGCTCGGATAACATACCACCTTCCCCGGGTTCGCATTGAAATACGCACCCCACCAACTAAACGTGCTATTCGCGATGATATTGTGGTCGCATACGCTCATCAAAAGCAACTGCTGCCAATCCGGGATGGTATCACGAACAAAATGAAACTGGATATCGTGTCCGTATGCGGGTCCGTGGATATCCGTTTCGAAGTGGTGTTTTAATTCCGCAATGTGATTGAGAACGGCTTCCTTGTCGCGTTGTTCGTAGAATACGAGGAATGAATACGCCGAAGGTACCGAAGGCGCCGAAGGCGCCGTTGAGGCCGCCGATGAGGCGGTGGCAATAATATGTGAAATCGCGCGATAATAATAATCCACCGTCATCACCGGATGGAGGTGTGTGTATAATAGATAATCCCCAATGCGGAAATGCATGCTTACTAATTCACGGCGTGTTTGCGCTGGATTTCCACCCGAGTAATCACCGCTCCACGATTCGTTATCATAAAGTTGCTTTATCCATGTTTGTTGTTCCCGTAGTTGTAACATATCGCATATCTCTGCGTATTTATCTGCGAAATACCTCTCACTCTGAAAATAGCCGTGAAGACGCAGCGGTTTCGGGTATTTCACGGTTTCGGTGGGAAGGGCCGTATACTGAAACCCGATTTCATCCCATCGCGGCAAGGACTGAAACATTCTCTCAGTGGTATCATTGGACGGCGTAAGATATCGGAGTAACCCGCGCAATAATGTTGACCAATGCGTATAACGCTGGAATCCAATAGGACCCGCTAATTCGTCTTGCTGCATAAAAAAGAATGTGTCATTATTGCGAAGGGCTGCTGCGATGACTGCGAATATTTGGAAGAGTTGGTTCCCTAACCCGCCCATAATCGTGGCGGTTATCATTGTATTAACCAACAATACATAATCTATTCTTGTGTATTTAAGCCCGAATGTGTTCCTCATAACAGGAAGTCTCGGAATAAAAACCATAGAGTGTCTTCTTTTGTTTCGTTTATTTTTACAATACAAAAATCGGGGTTCGTGGTTCCGGTCGTTGTTCCATTCATTCCATTCATTGTTCCACTCGCCGTTCCACGTATCGTAAACACACAATGCGCGATGAGGTGTTGGTCGTCTTGAATCACCGCATTATTCGTAATATAAAGTTCAAGAATTTCTTGAAACCGGGAACACCACCACAATGCCTTTTCACGCCCGGCGATGTAAAATCCCCCGCTCAATATATGTGCGCGCGGGGGATATGATTCTCTCGGAATCCCGGTCTCGGGGTCGGCATTGTTAAAATACCGCGCGTGATAAGTATACCCAATATGTAACTCACTAGGCGATATATTACATCCATAATACACCTTATCTTTATGAAGTCGATTGATTATATTTGGATTCGGCCAGTGTTCGCGTATTCTCTCGCGATAAGCGCTCCCCAGCGATAATGTATCGCGAAAATAACCGACATCACACCACCCATAATATTCGGTGTCAAAGTATCGGTTTTCAATGGTCTCCCTTACAAAATGAGTCTTTTCGCACCACAGCAGATTGAGACGCCAATCCGCGAGTTCTGCGAGTTTACATTCAGGTCGCGCATTGTTTTCTATCCAAAATCTCTCGTATTTATAATTATGAAACTCTGAAAATGGTTTGAGGATGACCTTTATTTTTCGCTGTGTGTCCTTCTCCAGTTTTCGAACTTCATCGCAAACGACACTGTATTCGCGTTCGCCAGTATAAATAACCAGATAAAACCGGTTCACGACGCGAATAAAATCGCGAAACCAATTCAGATGTTTTTCGTAGCCGTGTCGGTTTTTCATACCGTACAAACACGAGCTAAATGTTATATTTATCATTCGTTGCTACGACTACGATACGCTATCATATACCTATGAAATAAATATTATATAAAAACGAAATAATACTCACTATATACATTACAATGCTTCGTACATTTTCCGATATAAAACACGCGGTGTACATCAATCTGGATTCGCGGCGTGACCGGCGCGAATTATTTGAAAAACAGTTCGCTGAGCTCCATCAGCGATACCCGCAGGATTTCGCCTTTGCGCCAGTTGCGCGTTTTTCGGCCGTCCGGGATGACAAGAACGGCGCGATTGGGTGTACCAAAAGCCACATTGAATGTCTTCGTATTGCGAAGAATAACGGTTGGGACCACGTTCTCATATTTGAAGATGATGCGTTGCTTATTCACCCCGAGGTATTAGTTCATCAAGTGTCGTCCTTTCTCTCGCGGTTTCGTGATGAATGGGACGTCGTATTGTTTTCCGGGAATAATTATCCGCCATTTAAAGTAGAAGCGCCCGACTGTTTTCGGGTTGCGAATTGCCAGACGACGGGCTGTTATCTTGTATGTAGTCGGTATTATGATACATTACTCCGTAATTTCGAAGAAGGGCTTGCGGGGCTCACTGCGAACCCCGGAAATGCGCCAGTCTATGCGTGTGACGCGTATTGGAAACAACTTCAACGCGCCGACCGATGGTATCTTATCACGCCTGTGTGTGTAATCCAGCGGGCGGGTTATAGCGATATAGAGAAACAGGAAGTGAATTACGAGAAATTGATGACGGACCTTGTTAAAAGGCCGCCGCCGCGAATGCGGATGTAGACTCTTGTCATCGTTGCTACGCGTCCGTTAAATACCGGTCTACGACCCACCACGCAAAATCCCGGTCGCTCGGGTAATGATGCCCTGCCATAATCCGAATATTCGCGCACTTGGTGGCGACATCCATAATCGCCTGGGTTTTGGCGGGAAATTTACGTGCGAGTATTTTCGCTAAATAATAGGTCTGGACTGCGTGCCCCGATGGGTATGCGGGAGTTGATGCGGAGTCTGACCGCAAAAGCGTTCCATTCGCCTCATTGATGATTTCTGGCGCGATTTGTGCGGGTCGGGCGCGATTATAGAACCATTTCATCATTTTCGTGATGAAAATGACACGGGTGTTTGTCATAATCCCGTCCATTTCCGTGATGGACATTTCGTCGGGTGTAATCACTGGTGTAAATGCGGCGGCGGGGTTCATATCTGTCATACGAAAAAATGCGACGTCACTCGGCATTCGCTTCATAATATATTCGGTGACGACGGTGTGGATTTCAGTGCGACTGTCTGGGAATGCTTTACCGACCCCAGATATCGTGACATTAAATGATGGATACCACCAATAATATCGCGTAGGTTGGACGAGGAGAACGATAATATACGTAATCGCTAAAGCCACGAAAATACGGAAACGGTCGGGGTCGCGTTCTATAATATTGTAATGATACGAATTGAATCGGTCGCGGAGTTCGGATACAGCGCCGCTTTCTTTTTTTGGCGGGGGGAATCCCACCCAGGACCGAAACTCATTGACTCCTGGTAGAACGACCATTGCGGTAATATATACTAGTTGAAGCATATATTACGGGGGAATGAAAGGAAGGAATGAATGGAATGAAATGGAATGTAATGGAAGGAATGGAATGAAATGGAATGTAATGGAAGGAATGAAAGGAATGAAATGGAATGGAAGGAATGAAAGGAATGGAATCACGCCTGATATTTAGACGCGGAGAGGGGTAGGGAATCCGACGAGGTTGGCACCGATACCGAAGCCGGCACCAGTCCTTGCGCTAACAGCCAAACTGGGAACATATGTATCCAGAATGCTGAAGGTGGCCGCAGCGGTGAGCGCAATGAGGGCAACCTCATCAAACGACAAACTGCGTTTGGGGATGGCGTAAGCAGCGATAGCCACCATAACACCCTCAACCAAATATTTAATGGTTCTCTTCACGAGTTCGCCTAAATCAAAAACTCCAGACATTATGTTTATTTATTATAAATAATGTCAAGAAATTAATATTTACAACAGTTATGCGTTAAATCACTTAAACAACTATAACATATTATATTATACATTCCATTCCATTCCATTCCATTCCATTTCGCGATGTCCACTCCTTCCGGCGTTGAACTGAAACACACTACTACCGGTGATGCCAATCCTAAATATATCGACTTGTTAGAGGAAGACAAGCCTATCGCAGGTCAGAAGTTCGCCTGTCTCTCGTTCGTTTCCCCAGAATCAATTTTGAAGCAGAAGGACCATTTCTTTTTTGAGAAGTTTCTTCATTACTGGGACTATCAAAAGTCAATGGAGAAGTTCGTCCAGTTTCTTAATTTCGTTTCATTTAAGCACCACGTCAATTTTGACAAATTGACCGCGGACTTTCAGGAGTTTGCTAAAGAAGAGAAGGAAACGCTTCAAAAGACGAACATCTATGATGAGTATAAGACCTTCCTAGACAAGCACGAAGATGACATTGATGCCGAATTCAACGAGAAGCACAACTTCCAGACAACTGTGCGCGGGTTGAAAGTGCGCGGGGTGTTCGGTTCACAGAAGGAGGCCGAGTTGCGTTGCCAGATGTTGCGCGAGGTGGACCCGAATCACGATGTATTCGTCGGACCTGTCGGTTTGTGGGTGCCCTTTCACCCTGACGCGTATAAGACTGGTCGGGTAGAGTATATGGAGGAGACATTGAATCAGCTGATGGTAGAGAAGAAGAAGAACGAAGACCAGGCTAAGACTGAGTTTGACAAGCGTGTCAAGGATACGAAGGCAAAGGCGATTCAAGAGAATATGAAGTTGGCGAAGGAGAGCGGGAATAAGTTGACGCAGATGTTGGCAAAGGACGGCGAGACATTGGTGGATGCGAAGCCGAAGGACCTCGAGAGCACGGGCAGTGCGGGCGGTGTGGGCGAGGGAGTTGGCGGCGGTATTTGGAATCACGTGGACGAGGCGGCGTCAGTGACGATGACCGTGGAAGAGATGCGCAATGAGCTGTTTGAGAGCGATGACGTCGTGATGGATAAGAATAGCGACCACGGGTTGTCGCGGTTGGCGAGTGCGGGAGCGAAGGACGTTGATTAGTATTTGAATATTCTAAATGAAAACAAAGGTCATTATTACTACTGAAGTAATAATAATGTCACATACGCTTTATCTACCATTTCTTGGTAAATGTAACATTGGCATTCCAGCCACTAGACTGGCTGTAGCCACCACCAAAACTAATAGATGAATTCTTTGCTTCAGCAGCAGCGACAGCAGAAAAATCGGTAGAAGACGCTGTCTTCGGTTTTGTAAATTGGAGAGTTTTCATTTGAGTTCGTTATAATAAAACATAAGATTATAATCCGGAGATTATAGTCCAAGATATTATAATGATATTATTACTAGTCGTGTGAATTCGTTACTTAGACGGATTGTGCGACACAGTAATAATAATCCTTGAAGACTGTTTTGTCTTTGACACTGCGGCTCATTTTGGCGGTGGAAATCTGTAGAGATTAATATGTAATTAAATTGATTAATATGTAATTAAATTGATTCAAAATTTTGTTATAAAATTTATATCATAAAGCAAAATGTGCAGCTCAAAACGATTATGCGATGATGAAGAATGTCAAACCTGCTTTGAAAAATCATTTGCTTCACACGAAAAATCAAAATATTGGAGCGACAAAAATGGTGATGTAAAACCAAGACAGGTTTTCAAATCTTCCGGACATAAATATTGGTGTGATTGTGATACTTGTGGTCATCAATTTGAAAGTGGCTTACACAGTATTACTAGAATGAACTCTTGGTGTCCTTATTGTGCGAATCCACCTCAAAAAATATGTAAAAATAAAGATTGTCAAACATGTTTTGACAAATCATTTGCTTCACACGAAAAATCAAAATATTGGAGTGAGAAAAATGGAGATGTAAAACCAAGACAGGTATTTAAATCTTCACACACAAAATATTGGTTTAATTGTGTTTGTGGTCATCAATTTGAAAGTATTTTAAAGAATATCACAGCACTAAATTCTTGGTGCCCTTATTGTACTAATCCACCTAAACAATTATGTGAAGATACAGATTGTCAAACCTGCTTTGAAAAATCATTTGCTTCACACGAAAAATCAAAATATTGGAGTGATAAAAACGGTCATGTAAAACCAAGACAAGTATTTAAATCATCACACACAAAATATTGGTTTGATTGTGATTGTGGTCATCAATTTGAAAGTGTTGTAAAGAGTATTACTTTACTAAATCCAACTTGGTGTCCTTATTGTGCTAATCAAAAAATATGTAAAAATAAAGATTGTCAAACATGTTTTGACAAATCATTTGCTTCACACGAAAGGTCGGAACAATGGAGTGAGAAAAATTGTGATATAATCCCAAGACAAGTGTTTAAATCTTCTAGTAATAAATATTGGTTTGATTGTAATTGTGGTCATCAATTTGAAAGTGTTGTAAGTCATATTACTTCACTTAGACCGTGTTGGTGTCCTTATTGTGCTAATCCACCTCAAAAATTATGTGAAGATAAAGATTGTCAAACCTGTTTTGACAAATCATTTGCTTCACATGAAAAGTCGAAATATTGGAGCGAGAAAAATGGCGATGTAAAACCAAGAGAAGTATTTAAATCAGCAAATACAAAATATTGGTTTGATAGTGATTGTGGTCATCAATTTAATTCTAATTTAAATAATATTACTGGACTAAATTCTTGGTGTCCAATTTGTGTAAATAAAACCGAAAAAAAAATATATGAACAACTATTACAGTCCTATCCAAATATCATTTCACAGTTTCGCGCGGATTGGTGTAAAAGTCAAATTACCAGTCGCATTCTTCCATTTGATTTCGTATTAGAAGAACAAAAGGTTATTATTGAATTAGATGGACGGCAACATTTCGTTCAAGTCAGGAATTGGAAAACACCGGAAGAACAATTTGAAAATGACCAATACAAAGAAAAATGCGCGAATGAAAATGGTTATTCTATAATAAGAATTATTCAAGAAGATGTATGGAATGATAGATATGATTGGTTGAATGAATTAACTCAAAATATTATTAAAATTACAAGTGAACATACAATACAAAATATTTATATGGACAAGAAAAACGAATACAAAAACTTTAATTAGTGTAGTAGAAAATAAAGCAAGATAAAATTGAAATAAATAGACTTGTGGATAACTGTTGTATGTAATACACTATCTTTACATTATGCCCGAGTTCACGCGTGATTTGGAGGTGTTGGTCTGTCATTTCAAGACACAAAAGGTCCAATTAACATTACATTTGGAGAAGAACTACCGAGAGAATATCCATTATATCAAGTATCCGGTCACAGCTGATGGTAAATTGAACAAACACGGCGGACATAACCGTATCGTATATATGCTTACGGAAGAAGCATTTGAGCTCTTCAAGAACTCATTTAATTTCAGAACCAAATACCTTGTTTTAGCGTCAGAGCAAATACAAGTTGTCAAATTCCCAATGTGCATCGAAGGTCAGACCATCGGGTTTATTGAAAATGCGTATAGTGGCGCTTGTGCCATGTCGCGTCAGTTTCAGATTGGACCGTATAGGGTAGACTTGTGCTTCACGCACAATAAAATCGTTGTAGAATGTGATGAATACGGACATAGCGACCGGTCAGAGACGGACGAGGCGGTGAGAGAAGAATACATTAATAAACGGGGTTACGTAATCATACGTTATAATCCAAACAAACCTGGATTTGACTTGTCGGATGTATTGAATGATATAAATATGAGATTGTTCTGAAGTTGCAGTGTTGATTTAAAAAATTAAAAACGGTTTTATAAAAGCGATGGGTAGAATATGGTCGCTTTTATAAATAAAAAGCAAGATTGCGAAAGCGATGTCTCGGATATCAGTTGCTTTCATATATTAAAAGCGGTTTTATGAAAGCAACGGCAAAAATGACGCTTGCTTTCATAAATGAAAAGCAAGAATTATGATTAAAATGCTAATTTCGGCAAATCGCTTGTCATTTTGGAGAACCACTCTCGCCAATTCGTTAGCGCTTTCCCATCACCACTTACTCTTCTTCACATTTATCTTCGGTCCCTTGCCACTTTTCGCCGCATTAGGGTCATACGACTGCTCTCCTTCGTCGTCAGAACCGAGATTCTTGGATATTTCCCAGAACTCCTTACTGCCGAGCTTGAATGGCCCGTGCTGTTGTGCCTTATACCAGAAGATTTGGTCCTGTAATTTGTTGGATTTCGCGTTGTTATTGATGACGAGACACTCGTAATTCTCGGTACACTGGTCCATCACCTGACAAAAGCTCTCAAACGTGGGGAACATACCAGCATAGTTGTCGTAGATTCGCTTACGATTCGCAATATATGGTTCACGGAGGATAAAAACGTAGTCGATATTCGTGCGGAGATTTGGAGGGATACCAAGGGGATATTGCATTGTGATGACTAACATGACCTTCCAGTGTCTACCGTTCATGAAGAGGAGGCGCATCATCACGTCCTTCGTCCATTTGTTATCATACAAACAGTCATCCAATACAACGAACGTCCTCGGGTCAATGGACGACTTCTTATACATATCCTGTTCTTTTTTGACCTGCTTTAAGACAGCCTTTTGGCGCTTTAGAATATTCTCAATGATGGCCGTATTATAAGCGTCATGGATGAACAGTTTTGGGACATGGGCCGCGAAGAATCCGTTGCCTGCTTCCGTCCCGGAGATGACTGTCCCGATGGGAATATCCTGATGATGAAACATCAAATCCTGAACGAGGAAACTTTTACCGGTATCACGACGTCCAATGAGAACGATGACTGGGCCTTTGTTTTCATCGGGGCGAAAACTGATGGCCTTCATCTCGAACTTTGCGAGTTCTAAATTCATAGTGATGATGTAGACGATTATAGTAATAAAAATGGCATATATTATTTTTATGACATTTTTACGAATGTACTGAATGGACTGAATGGACCACGCCCGTTTAAAATCAATATAAAACTTCTATTCATCAATCATATCAATAACTATTATACATTTAGGAACAATGACAGACAATGCGGCATCGGCATCGGCATCGGCGTTCCAACTTCATTACCGTAAACACAAATATACCCCTGATACAATAGAGTCCGCATTACTGTATGATATTCAAAATTATATACCGATATATTCGCGATTTTTTGATGTAAATGAAAGCAACTATAACGGAATCCAACTGAATCAAAAGTATTATTTACAGAATATCATCTCGCATCCGACGCAAATCATTGACGCCGACGCCGCCCACGCTGCCGACCACACCGACCGCGGTCATTCCCTAAACCATTTAGAAACGATTATTGCTGACGACGACGGAAATACCAACAACGTCCCAATGTTTGTCAAGTATTCTCCTCTTCTTGACCCTATCCGTTATTTATCCGGGAAATATGATACACAGAAGGATAACAAAACGCGCGCACTTCCCAAATACAATTCTACGCCCGAAACGTGTGATGATAAAATACTCAATACAAATAATTCGTCGTATGCTGACGGATTTTTCTCCTATTTGACGAGCCGCGCACTTCACGAACACGGAATCGTCCATGGAGTCGACTATTATGGCAGTTATTTGTGTAAGCAACGCGAATTTTCCACCAATGTGTTTGATGATATTGACTATCTGGTTGGGTGCTCGTTTTTCAATACATACGAAAACGAACTCTTTACGATTGATTATTCGCAATTCGGAGATGATGAGACCGGCGGCGGCGATTTCTCGGATATCAATATAAGCAAGTTGATGAAAATCCGTAACAAAATGAAACCGATGATTGGCGCAACTGGCGCGAATAGCTATATCCAAGCCGATGAAGACTTTTCCAGTATTAAAACTCGCATTAATATTCTTGACAGTGTTTCGGACATTGAAACTGTAGCGGTCGCGGTAGCGGTAGCGGTAGCGGACAATACTACGGAATGTGCTACACCCGTGGAAATCGTGGAGTTAAATATCTCGGAACCGCTCACTGATACTGTGTTATACTCGAAAAATAGAACAAGAGACAATACTGATACAAGTGATAGTGATTCGTCGCAGTCAAATTCTTCATATACTACGATAAGCGACGAAAGCGACAGCGAAAGCGACAGCGAAAGCGACAGCGAAAGCGACGAAAGCGACGAACGCACCGACGATACCGCGATTCAAAAAGACGGAGACGGCGACGGTGACGGCGACGGCGACGGCGACGAGAGCGACAGTGCGAGTGGAAGTTATGACAGCGACGACGAGCAAATCATCGTAAAAATAAACGATTTCCCCATCCAGGCCATCCTCCTTGAAAAGTGCGTCAGCACGCTCGACCATATTATGATGACGGATGAATTGACAAAAGAAGAATGGGCCTCTATTCTATTCCAAGTCATAATGACGCTCGTTATCTATCAGAAAATGTTCGCGTTTACACATAACGACCTTCATACAAACAACGTGATGTTTATTGAAACCACCGAGGAGTTTATTTACTACATCTACGAAGGCCAGTATTACAAAGTTCCCACCTATGGTCGCATTTTCAAAATCATCGATTTCGGCCGCGCGATTTACAAGTTCCGCGGCGAACTCATCTGTAGCGACAGTTTCCACCCCAAAGGCGACGCCGCAACCCAATACAATTTCCCCCCCTTTTATAACCCGGAAAAACCCACAGTAGAACCCAATTTCAGTTTTGATTTATGCCGTCTCGCGTGTGCGCTGTTCGACTATTTTATCTACGACCTGCGTAAAGTGGAAAAACTGTGTAAATCCGACCCCATTATTAAACTGGTTGTAAAATGGGTGACGGATGACAAGGGGCGCAATGTGCTCTATAAATCCACCGGTGAAGAGCGGTATCCCGATTTTAAACTGTATAAGATGATTTCTCGTACGGTCCATAATCACGTTCCTTCTACTGAAATTCATAACCCATTATTTGATGGATATAAAATCACATATAAAAAATACAAGAAGCACGCAGCACTCTCCGCGAAGTTCTTGAAGGCGGGGCGAAACACGCATATTCTTATGAATGTAGATACATTGCCGGTGTATTATACTACAGTCTAGTCGCTGCTGCTGCCGCTGCGGAGATGATTTGCGAGAAACAGCTCTCGGTGAGCCGGAAGTCCATTCTTCGCGATGAACTCAATATTGCGCATCGTCCAACCCATGCTCGCACCAGAATGACCGACCTCCATCTGATACTGGACCAACGACACGATGTCGTCATCGCCGGCGCTGAACTGGAACCCGCGGCCTTCTGGTGGGCTGTATTCCGAGAGATATTTCCATACGTTTATTTCTTTGGACTTCACTTGTGGTAATTTACCCGCGCGGAGGATTGCGCGCATTCCGTCGCGAATCATATCTTCGGACCACTTGTCGTTGAAATACGAGAGGTCGCATTCATTTATCACGCTTTGAGTTTCAGGCCAATACACGGCGGCGGTCTCGGTGGCGGCGGTCTCGGTGGCGGAGGCAGCGTGTTCCTCCATTTTGACGTCAGAAACAGGTTCTGGCGCAGGGACGAACGTCGGGGTGTCAGAGCCGGTGGCGGGCATTTTAAATATACGAATGAACCAGCGAATGAATGAATAAATCATATTCTTTCCTTTATATTCAATATAAACATAACCGAATCAATTTTATGTTTATAGTAAAAAATAGTATTAGTATTAGTATTAGTCTACATTGTCGGAGTTTACAGTTCGCAGCAACGTGTAAACTCGTTTTGCTCTTCAATAAATGCCTTGAACGACATATATGTAATCAGTTTATTACTACCACCGGCCATTTTTGTATAAAATAAATTAAAATCGGCCGTCGTATAAACCCAAATACCAAGCATATGTAATGATGCCGTAAAATTGTCGTGGCTAATAACGCCCGTGCCGGTTATATTCAACATCTGAAAAGACCGCCTTATCGCGGTTTGACCCGCGTATTTTGTCATTATTTTATCAACAAACACGCGGGTAAGTTCGTTTATACCGGAGTCATCCTTAATGAATTTGAAATCAATAAGTGTCGTTTCATATTTCGTATCATCGGTTATGTTCGGCTGGGTTGTTTTATGATATGTCGTCGTATAATGCTCGGGGCCTTTATATTCGTTTTCGCTTGTAATACCGGAATGTGAATGATTTGCCTTGACAGGTGAATAAACATGTGGGGCGGATTTCACGTGGAAGTCAGGACGCATTCGTAGTTTATCAGACGACGAACTTAATTTTTCATAGGCTTTCAAACTTATTTTACACATTATGAATATTGCTATATATGACTATTATTATTATTATTGCGGTTGTGTTTATTATGGTTTATACAGATGACGTTATGTTTCACACCCGCGCCGCCATCTTATCCAATACCACACCCGCGACGACACCCATCGTTAAGCTGCCCGACACAAACCCGACAATCGCGGTAATCATCGTGACTACCCATCGTCTGTCAAACGACTGTGGTTTGAATAAACTATCCCAGTCGCCGGTTTTGTATACAACCAGCAACATAACACCGACTACCGCCGCAATTGGAATTTCGTTGATGGCGCGACCAAAGAAGAGACATATGACAATAAAAAGCACGCTCGTTATCACGGATGAAAACTGGGTTTTCGCGCCATTTGCCAAATTCAGTTTACTTTGACCGACCAATACACACCCACCGAATCCGCCCGTTACACCCGTCGCCACATTTGCGATACCTTGGACGAGACTCTCGCGAAACGAATCGCCCTTTATACCCAGCGCACTTTCGGTATCCTTCACCATAATAAGCGACTCCAATAAACCGGTAAACGCCATCGCCGCCGAAAATGGCAGCATTTTCAGAAGACTGTCCGCGTCGTATTTGATTTTACTAACCGAATCCAATGAAATGATGGAAGGCAAGTCCGACTTTAATGCGCCGACGTCTTTCACGCGGTCGATATTGTAATATTGCGTAAAAATGTAAATAAACGCTGTAATTGCGAACATTGATACAAGACCGCCGGGGATATGGATATATTGGTCTTTACTATGCGTTATTGTAATGACGCCGAAGAACGCAATCAGCGTGCTTACAATGGTAAATAGGGTCGTATTCGCCATTTTAAGCCCGGACAACCATTTATGTTCCTTGTCTTTGAAATTATCCAGTTGATGGACTGCGATGAGCCCGGCCAACGCAATCAGAAACCCCGACATGATGTGTTTCGGCACATATGTGACATACTTATATAACCCGGTCATCGCCGCTAAAATCTGGATGAACCCGCCTGCGATGACGGTAGGGATGATGTATTCTTTCCCGAGTAATGTGGATACTCCGGCGATGGATGTGGCGACCGCCGCGGTTGAACCCGAAATCATCGTTGGCATACCGCCGAATAATGATGTGATGAGAGACATCACCATTGTATTTTGGATTCCTGTATTCGGGGACAACCCCATAATAAATGCGAATGCGATGGACTCTGGAATCAATAAGAGCGCAATCGTGAGGCCCGAGAGAAACTCATTGATGAGTAAGGTGGGCGATGCGGATATCACGGCGTTCATCGCTATAATATGTTCTGTAATGTTATATAAACACTAGATTATATACTATAATAGATAGAAGTAATGGACAACCAAGACGACCCTTGCGCCCGCGACACAATCACCATCGACGGGTCGACCTACGACATCACCGATTTCAAACATCCAGGCGGAAGTATCATCAATTACGTTAAAAATACAGCCGATGCGACCGAGGTGTTCCGCGAGTTTCATCATCGCTCGTCTGACCGGGTGAATAAAGTTCTTCAGTCATTGCCTATGTACCCGGAAAGTGCGCCGCCGCTTGTCGCACCCGAACACGCATTGACCGACCACCAAAAGGCAATGACCACCGATTTCCGAGAGATGCGCGAGAAGCTCGTCATTCAAGGCTTATTTGAGCCGGATTATATCCACGTTTATTTCCGTATGCTAGAACTCGCATTTTATTTCGGGATGGGGACGTGGCTTGCGTCCTATAATATGTATGCGTCTGTTCTCTCGTTCATCGCGTTCAAGACCCGCTGTGGTTGGGTCGAGCACGAATGTGGCCACGTGAGTTTTACAGGTAACAAGCGCGTTGACCGCGCCATCCAAACATTTACAATGGGATTTGGAGGTGGTCTAAGTTCATCCGTGTGGAATTCGATGCATCAACGTCACCACGCCGCCCCCCAGAAAATAAAGCACGATATTGACCTAGATACAACACCGCTCGTGGCGTTTTTCAATCGCGCATTTGAATCAAACACAAACGGCCCCAAGACCGCGATGTTTATGAGCAGGTGGTGGATGCGGCTTCAAGCGTGGACGTTTTTGCCCCTTGTAAACGGCATCTTCGTCCATTTGTTTTGGATGTATTATCTTCATCCGAAGAAGGTATTACATCGGTTATGTTCCGCAACGACGAGGGGAGAGCGTACATCCGCCGTGTTTGAAATGGTCTCTATGACAGCTTCGCAAATATCGTTGCCGCTTATTTTTTATACTGGCGGCGGCAGTGGCAGCGGCGGCCTCATCTGGTCGTATTTCCTCCTAATGGTCGTTAATTTCTGGAATTTTATCTACCTCTTCGGCCACTTCTCTCTCTCGCATTCCTTTACCGGCGTAGTCCCTGAAACCAAGCACCTTTTATGGTTTGAATACGCGTTGAATCACACCGTGAATATTTCTACACGGTCCGCGCTTGTTTCGTGGATGATGGGATATCTCAATTTTCAAATAGAGCATCACCTGTTTCCGTCAATGCCCCAATATAAGAACGCCCTTGTGGCGCCGTATGTTCGCGCGTTTTGCGAGAAATGGACGTCAGACCTGAAATATACCGAGCATTCGTATAAGGACGCGTGGCGCCTGATGTTATCCAACTTGAACCAGGTTGGAAAACACTATTATGAAAATGGCGTGTCGACGGCGGACGAACACGAACACGAACACGAAGATTAGAAGAATCAAAACCCGGGTGTATCCACAAATACAGCAGGCGCACCGCCGCCGCCACCGCCACTGCCACCGCCACCGCCGCCGCCGCTACCGATATTCTCGAATTGGTTTAATATAAATACTGCTACTACTGCGGAAATACAAACGACGATGGAATCGCGGATAAGCACCTTCAATGGTTTCTGGCTATCGTGTTCTACGAATCGCATCTCCATAAATTTAAGTACAAAATAAACGGCGGCGACGACAACCCCGATGACGAATAGTTTCGTAGAGTTGAACATTACAAATACGATACGATACGATACGATACGATACGATGTATATAGTTCTAAATAGAGGTATATACATACAATTTCAATTATTTATTCGGTATTATACGAATTGTATTAGGTTTGAAACGCCAACATTACCGGCGGATAACAAACATACATAACACCACCAGCGATTGCTAAAAACGCAAAGGAGAAAATGAAAATCAAAATGTCTATGAGGAAAATATTATCATACCATTTGCCAGGTTCTTCCTCTTCTTCGTCGGCCATATTATATATATGAATATGTATTATACAATATACAAGTGAATATTATTGTTATTATTATTGTCGTTATTATTGTTTTTGACAAGTTATACATAAATGCCAGCCTAATTTCGCCTCCAGCGCTTTAAATACGTTTTCGGGCATTTGTTCGAACCAATCCTCCTTGATATATTTATATTGCTTGTATTCAGGGATTTTGTATGGAAAAATATGTTCTTGTCGAATTTGGATGTTTCTAAATTGTGTAAACATCTTATAAATTTGGTCATTGGTATATGTAAATGCCACCGGGCAATTTGACTGTGCTTCATATTGGTCTAAACCACGGTCAATCATTATTTTCTTCCAGGAGTTTTCGGCGTAAACCATAATTTTAAGAGTGCCACCAGGTTTCAATAACCGTAAACAGTTGTCTATTATTTTTTGAGGGTCGGGTGAATGATGAATCACGCCAAATGAATAGACCATGTCAAACACGCCGCCATCGTCGCCCCCGCACACGGCAGCGGATAACTCGTCATAATTTTGGGCGTCTACATTGAAAAAATGGCCCTTCAATTGAAATAATTCAAACCGTTGTTTCGTAAGAAGGAGTGATGTATTCGACAACTCGATTCCAGTATATTCTGCGCCATTTCTAGCAAAATTTACTGCGTCCGTTCCTATGCCGCATCCAATTTCTAATACCCTTTTCCCGTTCCATTTTTGAAATTCGGCGAAACCCGGGATATGCGACTCCACGAAATACTTTCGATTCTCTACTTGTTCGAAATATTCGGATGTTCCAACTTCGCACGGCGAATGTCGTATATTACAGGGACGTTCGTTCCAATAATTTATAATTTGCTCCATTATAAATTGTTTATAGTGTTTGTGATTATATAAAAATACACGACGTAAACGTATTTTTATTCAGTGAATTATTACGCCAGTATTTCAATATCGTCTAATAATGGCGGTGCGTTGATATTCTGAGTATCATTTAATGTATGAATATCCAAGGTGTCCAGCTTTATATCCCCGCCAATATTCAGACGGCCATCGTCGTCGTCGTCGGCGTCGTCAGCGTCGTCTGTGTCGCGTGACATATATTCGTTCTTTCTCTCGCTCGAGTCCGTTTCAAATGTGCGGATTTGATTCTCTCCAAATGAAACGCCGCTGCCGCTGCCCTCCGCTGCGGCATCCATTAGACTCGACGCCGACGACGACGGCGGCGTATCGCTTCCATTCAATTCGCCCACAAAATCGAGTTGTCCGATACTGGCGGCGCTAACGTCCCCTGTGCCGCCCTCGCCACCGCCGCCCTCGCCGCCACCACCGCCGTCGCCACCGTCTTCACTTGAAACACGGTCGCGTTCGCGATGACGACGCCTGCGTGTAGACGAATGATGTGTGCGGCGCCTCGCCGAGAGGTCGGCGTCCTCCTCCGAGAGAATAGGCTCTTGTTTGATTACTTCCTCATTTTCCGTGACTTCTACGACATCCTCAATCGTTTCTTCTAAATACATCTTAATCAACTCTTCCACCGGAATATTATCGCGAATGGTGTTATAAATACACTCCTTCACGATGATTTCGAACTCGCGATTATTGCGCTGGGTATGAAGCGGTTGAATGCCCTTCTCGAAGATATAAACATTGGAATACAGCTTTCGCGCACTATTGACGTAAATCTTATGAATGAAATCCGAGAGTTGCGGGATTTTAATATCCACCTTCTTCTGCTTGGTGCCAACACGCATCACCGTCATACATTTCAAATGAATGATGTGGACACACGTAATCAAATCTTCTAAATATCCACAGGAACTGCGCTCCTTAATTCGCGAAGTCTCGTCCTTGATGATATTGGGGTTCCATTTGGGAACTCGCGAGAGAAGGTTCTGGAACGTCATCAGATATTTGTCTTGTTCTTTGGAACCCACGCATAGTTTTACGGCTTCATCAAAGATGGACCGAAACCCTTCTTGAATGAGGGGGGTTAAAATATTGACAAGACGAGACGCCCATTCGTTTTTTGATTCGTATAATGATGTCACGGAATAATCGTCCATTACGCTACGCTCGTTCTACATAAAAGAAATATTTTCTAAACTCATTTTACAACGAAATACAATAAAATGGAGAAAAAACAGCAGGAGAAGTTTCTCATTTCTAAATTCTTTCCGGACTTTGTCAAACATAATAAGGAGTTCGTATCGTCTAAGTTCTATCATTCCTGGATACAAGTGGACGAACTCAATGACATCCAACGCACAGTAGCCTTGTTCGTATAATAATACAGACAAATCCAGTATTTTTATGTATTCTTCGCGGGTAGGACCGGCCGTCACCGCACCCGCGCCCGAGAGAAAACTCGGATGAACTTGAATCAGCGACTGTAATGTATGTGGTTCTCTCGCTTTAATAATTTTATACGTATCACACGCTTGGTCGGCAAAGTACGTGTGTAAGTTCACGGCAGGTCCTGTGTCTGGGTCGCCAGTGGACCCACAGAATACCGGTGGCGGGATATAAATATCACAGAATCGCGAGAGAATCGGTTTCAGGAGACTGTCCTTGTTTTCGACTACAATAAAAAACCGTGTAGATGAACTGAATAATTCAATACACCGACGCAGTGCGGATTGCGCGTCAATCGTGAGTTTGTCCGCATTCGTGAGAATCACGGATTTGAAAATCGCGCCATCTTTCAAGTCAATATTCGTCTTCGCGAAAAACTTCAATTCCTCGCGGATGAAGCGTATGCCCTTTCCGTGCGCACAATTCGCGCGCATAACATAGTTTTTCATCGCGGTTTTATCACCGCCGTATACTTGGTGAATAAACCGGTTCAGAATATACGTTTTTCCAGAGCCGTTAGGTCCATAAAAAATAATGTTTGGGATTTTCCGGTTCTTGATGAATACATCCAATTTGTTATGGATGTTTTGATGGATTCCTTCTAATTGACTTGTCATTATTATCTTGTTATTATAATGACAAAATGGTTTTACATCCTTTTATGATTCGCCGCGTGGTCACTGCCGCATTCACTGCCGCGTTCACTGCCGCGTTCACTGTCGTTCACTGTCGTTCACTGCCGCATTCACTGCCGCGTTCACTGCCGCGTTCACTGTCGTTCACTGCCGTTCACTGCCGCGTTCACTGCCGTTCACTGTCGTTCACTGCCGCGTTCACTGCCGCGTTCACTGTCGTTCACTGCCGCGTTCACTGTCGTTCACAAATTAATACTTTGTTCGTATGGCATAACCTTTGACGGTTTACTACCGCCCGCAGCACCGCCCGCAGCACCGCCCGCAGCACCGCCACCCGCGCTCCCGCTCGCTTGGCCATCCGTATAATAATAGTTCGTGGTGTAATAATAGTTCATCGGTTTGGACGCGCCATAAAACGGCGACTCTTCTTCATACCCTTGCCCATTATACATTCCGAGATAAGCCGTAGCCGCAGGCGACCCATCCTCATAATAATACGCATTGTGTTTCGCGGTGCGTTTATTTCCGGCGGGGTCATTTGGGTCAATCCAGTTTCCAATCCCGCGGATGATATTGCCGGTAGCGTCGCGGATGGACCCGAAGAGCCCGGGTGCGCCGCCGTCAGGTCCACCGCTTCCAGGTTTCTGTCCGTATCCCTTGAAATTCCGCGTAATCCCACGCTTGTAAATGTCATCTTCACTCAACGCGGAAGAGCTCGTATCGCGCGCGATGTCGTCGTATTGCGAACGGGTGGTCGCCAGCAGATTCTTTTCAATCTGGGTGCCATCGGGTAAATACGTCGCCCAGCGCGTCACTTTCAGGCAGTCCGCGTCAATACGGCACGAATCCGACCCGGTCTGGCCTGGATTGTTACACTTCCACGGGCATTTACGCATAAGGAGTATATTATTGCCTTCCGCCGATTTTACAATGTTGCCGCTCACGTCCATCCGATAGACATTCTGGCAGTTGCCTTCATTGCTGGACAATGTGGACGGTTCGGTACATTTACGCACGTGTCCATCATCGCCGTAACGCCAGTTTGCGCCGTCATACCACGAATCGGGGTGACTCGCGATGAGACGGTTTCTGCGCGCAACTGCGACATCATATTTCAGTTGCGCGTCGGTCTTCGCCTGCGGGGTCGTAGCAGAACGCAGCGCCTTATACGCCGATTCATACTCCTTCTGTGCCTCAACTGCCCAGTTCATCTGGCGTTTCACATCGGAAATAAGGACATTCGCAGCGGCGCTGGTGACATATGTCGTCCCGTCACTCGCGGTGACAGAGGATGAAGGCGTGCCGGTGGATACGGTTGTGGCAGCCCGCGCCTCAATTGCCGGGAGAATATATTCACCTTGGTCCAGAACACCGCCATCCACTGTAAACGCATTATTAAGCGACGCGCCTGTTTTATAGGTGCGGATTTTCGCAGCGGTCGTGCTCGTTTTCGCCGCAGGAGTTTGAAGCCCGGCGATGGTTAATTTCACAGGGATATTGTTTGGAACTGCCCCCCCTAATGTAAACGCAACCACGTTCTGACCGCCGCCGTAGGTATTTACATCGGATGTAATAACGCCGGCGCTTGAAATGGTTGACAGTGTATCTTGAAGACTCGTGCTCGAATTCGTCCATACAAACGAGATACCCAAGTCAATATTCGCCGTGCGTGTTACATAAGGGACTTGGACGAGGAAAATATCCCCCGACACCAGAGCATTTGTAAGCATCATTGTCATAGAAAATGACGTTGCTGTGCCGGTATAATTTGGCGATAATTGCGGACTTTCGGTCGTTATTTTACGGCACGGCAGTAATGTTGCCAAGCCACCATAGGTCGTATCATTGAAAATACGCAATTGTTTCGCGGTGTCGGATGCGGGTGACAAATTCACGAGGACGAGGGTCGGGCTTGCGGTCTCCGCGTTGCTTGCGAGAGATACATTCGCTAATCCGACCCCAGGTGCCGTACTCGTTCCCGGTGTGATTTCATTATTAACCCACTTCAGTCCAGAGATTTCCAGCGCGTATTTACCGGGTGCCATCGGATTTGCGGTTTGAATCGTATAGGTAATCACACAATACCCGGCATCGGCAACCTCGGCCGCACCCGACGCGCCAGCCACCGGAACTGTCACTACCAAACCGCGACCATCCGCCGCGGTATCCAAATCCGTCGCAGTCCCAGCCGATGTTCCAACCGTCGCTGGCAATGGCCCGGTATACGCACGCATCGTCGCCTTCAATCCCGACGCACTTGTATTCTGGATATAATACGTAGGAACTTTAATCGTCACGATTTTCGCAGGGGTTGTTCCCGATACACCGCGCAGCTCCGCAGTTGTCGTGAAAAGAAACCGGAATGTAGTTTCGGAATTCTTCACATAAGAGCATTGATTGACGATAAGGGTTCCATCCGAACGCGAACCAGTGGTAACGGCCGGGGCGTGCGAACTTTGTGTGCGGACTTCCCCTTGATACCGAACGTGGTCGGTCATTGCGAGCCCTTCAATCACCCCCGTCCCATATCCCTCCGACGGTGCTATCCACGACCCAAACCCGCCATTTCGGTAGGTTCGCGATATCCATACACTCACTAATAATACTAAAATAAGCACGAATATTACTGTGTATTTATCCTGGAATAACTCCGAGAATTTCATTTGAATACTAATCTATATTGTTATAAAAATAACTATCGTGTATATTGCTTATATTATATACGATAAAATAATCTCTCGGGCTCCGAACCCCCGTGCCCATGTGTCTAATACGTCTGTAAGCTATGTGTATACGGATTCTGTCTAAATGCGTTCAATATATCCGGCTGGATTCTCTCGTTCAGTTTGCTTTCATCGTATCCCTGGGGCATCGTCATCTTACCATAAATATCAATACTCGGAATAGACGACGGCGCATTCGTCGCAATCATCGTGCGGTTATTTGCGCGGTCGGCATCCAGTCGGTCAATCTGAACATTAGTATTCGAATTAAACAGCGACATTGCGCCGTGATTGGTTATATTTTTGTAAGTCTTGTTTACATTATTGCGCTGATTATACGCAGCGTTGTAGAGGCCATTCCCCATTCGGGTCGCGGTTCCACCTGCGCCTCCTAAATAGTCGGTGCTGGTCGTCGCGCGTTCCGTTTCTTCTGGCGTGTTTTGAGAGATTAAATAACCAGCAGCAGCCTGACGCTCCACATTCAAGTGGTCATATCCTACCAGACCCACTGTCGTCTCTTTAATCGTGGTAGGTGCGCGGTCGGCGGGATTAAATGTCGCGGTGACTGCGGCGGGAACCGGCATCCTCGCATTCTCGTAAAGGCGCGCATTACCGACCACATTCTCCTTACGAGACGGTTTGAGGACATCCATCAGAGGCGCGATAACGGCCTTGAGAGCACCGTGGATACCGCCCATCTCGTTGGGACGCACAGTCGTCCTATTATTATGTGTAAATTTATAGCTCGTCCTGCCAAAATCGGCCTCGGTCGCGGTATTCTTCTCCGCAGCATAGGGGTTGATGACAGGTTTTCCGTCATAGACTTCACGCCGTGTATCCTCAAAATTCTTCGGCGCATACATGGCACCTCCGCCATCCGCCGGAGCAGTCGCACCGAAATACTCGCTCGTCGTCGTCTGGCGATTACTCTCGCGGTCCATCTCAATCGCGCGCTGGGTTTCGCCCTTCTCTGCGCCGGTCGTCGTAAACCACCGGTCGGGCGTATTCACGAAGAATGTGTCCGGCAGGTGTTTCTCCATTCGCCCTAAAGTGGCCGTGGTCGGCGCGGTTTGGATATAATGTGCGGCGGGGCCCTGGTGCCCTTCGAGAGAATACGAAAGCTTTGGATTCGTCTTCACGCGCATTTCATCCACCCCGCGGTCAATCCATTTCTCTCGCGCATCCATTCCGGAATTGAATCCGAGCGTTCCTTGCGAACCATATCCTTGGTCCAACCCCGGGCCGACGCGCACCTCTTCCCACGGCTTTACATTGGCGATTTTCATACTAGGGTTTACACGTGACTGGTAGAAATCGTTCTGGTTTGGCATACCATTGGGAAGATGAAGATTATCCAGCGGGCGGAAAAGAGGCGCCTGCTCGGTCTTGGAGAAGAACTGCGAACCACCGCCAATCTTATTATCGAGCACGTTTTCGTGCATATTCGCGCCGGTCGTCGTCCCGCGGATTTTCGCGCCATAATACGGCTCCATATTGTTATGTGTAAATGTCCTCGGGTCTATCTTTGACCCCATCAGTGACGTAAATCCATCCTTACTGTAATTATCGCCGAATTGTGTATCTAAACTTTCGCCGTAGGGGGTCGTAGAGGCCGCGGCCGACGTCGGTCCCGTAGTAATGATACTATTTTTATCGTTTGATGAATCGCGCCCTCTCTCCGCAATTCCGCGCAGGATGCCTACACCACCGACACCCCCGGCGACACCGGCCGACATTTTATCAAAATCCACCCCCCTGGCATAATACCGGTCGGTTGCTGTGTTTGGATTCTTGTAATCATTTACATTGGAACCAGTATTCGGGCGAATGACCGGATAATTCGTAGTCGGAATGTTTGTGTTGGGTAGATACCGTGCCTCGTGCTTGCCCGCATTGCGGTATCCTTCGCGTGCGCCGTTGCCATTGCTATTGCTATTGCGATTCGATGCGATATATGCCGCACCAAGACTTCCTAGAATTAATGCGATTTCGGCCATTTTATATTACGGTATTATATCTATCTATATTATTCCGCGACATATAAATATTCCGCTTCATTATGAAAACAGTGCGGTTGTTCCGCTAAACTGACGGAGGTCGCCAACATTCTGGATGCCGTCGTCGCTGCCCGCGTTGCCTAAACCGCGTTCATTGTCGCGTCGCCCACCCACCATTCCTTCCAGGGCCGGGTTTGTATTCGTAGGATGGACTGTAAAATAAGTATCATCTGCGATTCCAGGAACCGTCGTCTGCGGAACAAACCGGTCTTTTTCAATCATACGTGTATTCAGGTTATTATGAAAAGGAATAAATACATTCTCCTGTGGGTCAAAGTGAAGCATCTTCCAGTTGTCCTGCTCTACATCGCGCAACATCCACGCGGGGTGGGTAGCGCGGGTCTGTTCAACGGAACTACCGCCCTTCATCGGGCACCGAATCATCTCGTTTGTGCGTGTTGCGACCGACGCGCGGTCGTCGTGGTGGTAATTATCTACCGAATCTCGGTTCAGTTTGCGCGATAAGCCAAACAATTCTGCCTCAATATCAACCGAATTCGTCATAATATTGCCGGCCCAACCTTGTGCGCGGATATATGGGTCTTCCATATAAAGCGGCTTATCACCGGGACCGGGTGCGTTCAGATGATATCGCCCTACATCGGTAGATTGCTGAAGTTGTTTTTTGATGCGGTCGGGGTCGTCGCGGAATCGTGTAAATGACATCGGAATACGGAATACGGAATACGGAGTATGGAATACGGAGTACGGAATACGGAGTACGGAATACGAATTGCTATTATATCGTGGTAAAATAAAACAGACCTAAAAACAATGATATAATAATGTTATCCGCGTATTATTATTGTTATTATTGTCCACGATGTTAATCACCGAAGTGTCTGATGATACCATCGTAATACCACCACGCAATCCGTCTAAATCTTATACCATTTGCTTGAATATGATTGTAAAAAACGAGTCGCATATAATAACACAAACGCTGACAAACCTGTGTAGATACGTGGATTTTGATGCGTATTATATCTCAGATACAGGTTCGACCGACAACACAATGGACCTCATTCGCGCATTTTTCAAGGAGCGAGGTATCCCCGGACACATCGAGCAAGTAGAATGGCGTGATTTCGGCTTCAATCGCACATTGGCGCTTCAAATGGCGTTTAATAAAACCGATTATCTCTTTATATTTGATGCGGATGACAGTATACACGGTGATTTTCGTATGCCAGGCGTTCTAACCCATGACGCGTATCAACTGAAGCTCGGACAGTCCTTTGTGTATCTGCGAACACTCATCGTGAATAACCGAAAACGGTGGCGGTTTGTTGGCGTGCTTCACGAGTATATTGCGTGCGTGGATAAAGAGGAAAGTTCGTGTGCGATTCAAGGTGAATATCACGTGGATTCTGGGCGAAGTGGAAGCCGCAATAAAGACCCGAATAAGTATATCAAGGATGCTGCGGTTCTAGAGCGCGGATTTTATGAAGAAGGCGGTGGCGGTGGCGGTGGTGGTGGCGGTGGCGGTGGCGGTGGTGGCGGCGGTGGCGGCGACCGCGGACTCGCCGAGAGATACGCATTTTACTGCGCACAAAGCTGGATGGACGCCGGCGTCGCATATATTGACAAAGCGATTGAATGGTATCTCCGTGTTCTCACCCAAAATAACTGGACACAAGAAAAATATTACAGTGCGCTTTGTCTCGGAGATTTGTATATCAAGAAGGGCGATAAATACAATTCAATCAAATATTACAGTAAAACAATGGAATATGACGAAGAACGCATTGAGGGTGTCGCGTCTCTAATGGAATTCCTGCGCGCGGACGGACTTCATATTATGGTAAATGCGTTATACCACAAATACAAGGGTTATAATAAATTCCCGCAAAATAAACTGTTCCTGGCGACGGATAAATACCACGATATCATAGAATACAATAATTCTATATCTGCGTTTTATATTTCAGACAAGCGAAGCGGATATGAATGTTGTAAAACCATCCTCCGGCACAATATTATGGCATATCATTTCTTGTCGTCTACGTATAGCAATCTCGTATTTTATCGCCAATTTTTTGAAGAAGATACATTTCCGGAAATTCTGCGTCTATTTTACACGGTAGACCACTACTTGGCCGTCGTCGCATCAAAAAATGACAGTTATAGTGATGATGATATTGAAACATGGAACCGACTTTTCGCGAAAGTGAGGGATGCCTTGGTGGCGCCGTGCGAACTCTTGAAAATAACCGGCACTGACGGCGCGGGTGGCGCGGCGGGTGGCGAGGCGCGCGAGTTTCATTTATCGCGCCCGATTCATACGTTGCCTTATCTGGATAAAAATATACCAGCACAGGACCCGTCCTTGATTATTGTCAATCGCAATCTTCGCACCACCCCTCGCGTCATTATCACATTTACCACGTGTAAGCGATTTGACCTGTTTCAACAAACCGTGAATTCTATATTGAATATGTGGACGGACATCAATATGATTGACTACTGGTATTGCGTGGATGATAATTCTAGCGAAGAAGACCGCGCGAAGATGCGGGGCGCGTATCCCTGGATGGATTATTATATGAAATCTCCTGAAGAGAAGGGGCATCGCGCGAGTATGAAAATCATTTGGAATAAACTCGACGAATTGCGCCCGGAATATTGGATTCATATGGAGGACGATTTCCTCTTTCATACCCCGGGAAGTTATATCAATAAGGCCACGCAAATGATGACGGATGCGCGGAATGCGGGGCATAATGTGCGCCAAATTTTATACAACCGAAATTACGGCGAGACGGTGCGGGATTACAAGATACAAGGTCATAAAATAGTGCGACGTGTCGCGCACGAAATCGCGCTTCACCAATATAAGGTCGGTGGCGACGGCGAGTTTGATTACGGAAATTGCCATTACTGGCCGCATTACAGTTTTCGTCCATCATTGATTGATGTCTCCGCGATTCTGGCTGTAGGAAATTATGATACGCCAAACCAGTTTTTCGAAATGGATTATGCGAACCAGTGGATGAAGCACGGATTCTTGTCCGGGTTTTACAATCACATAACGAATCGGCATATTGGCCGACTTACCTCTGAAAGAAATGACCGGACGCAGCCCAACGCGTATGAACTAAACAATGAGAGTCAATTCGTGGCGCCGACGACCCCCGATGCGACCGTGGCGGCGACGACCGTGGCGACCCCCGATGCGACCGCGGCGAAGAAACGATACTATTCCACGATTCCATTTGATGACGGGTTTGGTGCACAGTTTCAACGATTCATATGGACGTGTATTTATGCGGAAGAGTGCGAAGAGTCTATTTTTGTATACAGAACACCCGATAAGATGGCGCATAATTATAATGACGACCCGGATTTTATACCAAAACTGGAAACATTAATGAATATGAAGCCGCACTATATGAATTATTCGGATGTCGTCGCGCAAAACGCGGAACACGAACGCGCGGGCCGTCGCGAAGAAATCGTCAATATATTAACCCCTGACTTTTACGATATATTCAACTACATCGAGAGAAATATGGATAGGTGTATGAAAAGCAAGAGTATGGCGCGCATCAAGGAGCTTTATTGGCGAAATAAAGACCGTGCGCGCGAACGGGCGCGAGTCTATCGCATCGACTCCACATCAAGCGGCTATACTCACCATCACCATCTAGCCGTCCCTACGACCCCCTCGGGCGGCTATACTCACCATCTAGCCGTCCCTACGACCCCCTCGGGCGGCTATACTCACCATCTAGCCATCCCTACGACCCCCTCGGGCGGCTATACTCACCATCTAGCCATCCCTACGACCCCCTCGGGCGGCTATACTCACCATCTAGCCATCCACATTCGCCGCCCCAATTGCGATGATACCCGCCCCAACAGCGGAGAAGAATATACCAATCAGTATTATATCAAGTCCCTAATGACGATACGAGAGACATACATGAAAGACAACGCAGATATCCGGATCCAGTATCACATTTATTCGCAGGGTAACGAGGATAAATTCGCGGACTTTATCGGACACGATATTATTGGTAGAGATGTAATGCTTCATTTAAATGATTCCAATGAAGACACATACTTAGGGATGACACTGGCGGATATACTCGTAACGTCTGCGAGTTCATATAGTTATAGCGCCGCATTCTTCTGTGACGGCGATATTTATTATACGAAATTCTGGCACAAGCCGTGCTCCTGGTGGAAACCATTGGCGCAGTAGTCCGAGTCGCGGTCGCGTGTGTCGTTTTTTATTCTAATGTAACAGTAACAGTAACAGTAACAGTAACAGTAACGACACGAAGTCAATGGACGACGGTGACGTATATGGTGACTCGGATTTTTTAGCCCAGCGCGATAATACCGTTCACGATTTTCGAGAGAGCGAGAAACATACGAAACGCAAAATAATAGAAAAAATGCTTACTCTGCGGCACAATATGAAATATAACAAACATTTACTGTCGGTGTATATGCGGGCCAAGGGGCTGTTTGATACAATGGTAGATGAACATCGTTCGCAGTTGGAGTATTTAGATGAAATATACCGACACTTGAATAATCTTATTCGCGAAAATCTCTCGGCGCAGCGGAATAATCGGGCTGATGCCCGGTCAAAACTGATGATGACCGAACTCGTGAAGGATAAGAAACAAATCGGGGTGTTATTGAAAAAAATGCGGGGAAGTTTTGATAAATTAATGGATATAGACACTGTGATTGGAACTACGATTGAAAATATCAACGAAATTACGCTGATGGACGAGAACGCAGAGGCTGCCGCAGACGACCGCGACCGCGACAGCATTAGCGAAGAAGACCTCGATGACGGTGCCAGCGACGACAGCGACGACGACAGCGACGACGACAGCGACGACGACAGCGACGACAGCGACGAGCCCGAGCCCGACTTCGCTAGCGAAGACCTGGACGACAGCGAAGGCGAAGACCTGGACGACAGCGAAGGCGAAGACCTGGACGACAGCGAAGGCGAAGACCTGGACGACAGCGAAGGCGAAGACCTGGACGACAGCGAAGGCGAAGACCTGGACGACAGCGAAGGCGAAGACCTGGACGAGCCCGAAGGAGACGACGAGCCCGAAGGAGACGACGAGCCCGAAGGAGACGACGAGAACGCCAAACCGGTTATATATGTATTCTAGTGTTCTGATATTCTCGTTTTAGCAATAATGAATACAACCGCGACGAACGTGCGAATCTACGTTGAATTACCCGTTTCCGACACATGCGTTGAAAGATACGCAGCCAAAATGTTTTGTATATTGCAACCATTTCATTCCCTGGGTACAACCAGATAGTTTCTACGATTTCAACCGTGGCGCCATAACATTTTGCGAATGCGATATCTTCTTTGAACGTATCCAAGAACGGAAATGTATAATAACAAATGTAATGCTTCTTAAGTTCAGGAGAACTGGTTACCGGGTTAAACCCGTGTATTGCCGCGTTAAACTTTTGACACAACCCTAATTCATACCGCGACATCATAATGCGAGATATATATACATACGCGATACAATCATCACAAAACGTGTAAATATAATCAATTTTGTAATTTATTATATTCTTAAAATATATATTATTGACAAACAAAAGGCATGGCGTCATATATCAATCGCTTATTCAATACGCCGTTTTTTCAGAACAAGTTTGTTCTATATGGCAGTTTATTCATCGTATTATTGAGTATTCTGCGTCATTTGGCAAATCGAAACGTCAATGCGGTTATTCTTATGGCATTGATTGGACTGGTTATGTCATACTTTAGTAAAAATATGATTATCGTTCTTCTTACCGCGTTTGCTTCCGTGTTTCTACTGGAAATGGTTGGGTCGCGTGGCGCTATGGAAGGGATGGAGACAAAGAAAGGTGCGGAGAATAATGACGACGCCGGTGAGGACGACGACGAGAAGGACGACACCAAGAAGCCCGACGCCAAGAAGGACGACGCCAAGAAGCCCGCCGCCAAGAAGGCCGATACAAAAGAGAAAATGGAGACTGTGAATACCGAAAAGGGCGGGAAAAAGAATACAAAACAAGGAATGACGAAACTATCCCCGGCGAGTTATGATGGAAAAGACGGCGACGACAGCGAAGACACTGGCAGTGGCGGCCCCAAAGGCAGCAGCGACAATCGTATTGATTACGCGTCAACATTAGAGCAGGCATATGATAATATAGAGAATATCATTGGCGAAGAAGGTGTGCGCGGTTTGACCGACCAAACGAAATCCCTGATGAACCAGCAGAAGCAACTGATGGATAATATGAAAGATATGGGTCCATTGTTGAAATCGGCGGAAGGTTTTATGAAGCAGGTCACCGGAGGTGGCGGTATCGGCGGCATAACTGAAATGTTGAAGGGATTTGCGACACCAGGTGGAAAACCGGCTGCTGCGTCCTCCGAGAAAAAATAAATAACGACATATAATAATACTAACTCGCGTTTAGCATTATTTAATGGTGAGAAGGTGCCCCCCGGGTGTATTGTGTTTTGAAAATGTAACACTTGTTATTGTTGCGGTCATTATGGTGAGTCTTGGGATTTACGCGCATTCGCGCTTTTTTGGCGGCGGCTACGGCCACCACGGTCACCACGGTCACCACGGCTACGGGCACGGCCACACGCACGGCGGCGTGTTACTCGAGTCAACCGACCCGCTGTCGGGTTCATTGGATTTCGGGATTGGCGGTCCATCATCCAGTCAAGACGTATTATTGAATCCGTATGTTCCGCCTCTGCGCGATAACTCGGTTGGCGCGACACGCCCGAATTACGATATCAGGGGTGGCGTTGAAACTATCCATTACGGTGGAATGGACGGTGGTGGCGCGTCGGGTGTCCGTGTGAATGTTCCCACGCGTTCCGTAGATACGACGTATCGTCAGGTGGGGATTCTTACGCGTAGCGGTAACGGGAGCACTAGCAGCACTGCGTCGCAGGAGACGATACTCCCATTGATTGGGCGACCTTTATTTACCAACCGCGATAAATGGCAGTTTTATTCATTAAGCGATAAAAACAACGCGATTAAGTTGCCGGTGATTATCAATGGAAAGAGCGGAACTGGCGAATATGGTTGTAATAATGTGAGCACGGGTGATATGATATACGTGGAAGGGTATAACGACGCGTTTCGCGTTACGGCGTATGATAGTGCGTCGTTGCGTTATTTGCCGTTTTAGACTGGGTTATTGATAAAATTAACGGATTTTATCAATTATATACTTATCCTGCCGCTGTCGGAACTAACACAGAGGGTGGTGCTGCGGCGGCTGCGGCGGTTGCTGCGGCTGCGGCTGCGGCGGCTGCGGTTGCCGATGCTGCCGATGCTGATGATTTCACTGGTGTGGCATCTTCTTTCAATTCTTCCACCTTGTCTTTTGCTTTCATTTCCATTTTTTCCATATCAACATCCTTGTATAATTTCATAACATCATCCATCGTCTTGTCAAATTTCGACCACTGTCCCGTCTTTGATGTTTCATCTCTCGGGAGTATTCGTTTTTGTTCTTCAGACGCCGGAATAAACTCGTCGGCTTGAGTTGCCCATCCCATAAAATGGACCATATTCATATCTTGTGAATCAGGGAATGCGAATTTTCGGATGAGATACGCTTTCCAGCGAGCTCCACTCGAACCAATCGCATCTATCTCTTTGATATCATCCTTGGATAAAGCCCGTTTATTCATATTGCTGGTGGCTGTGCTTTCATTGCCTGCCGTGCCTTCGGCCTTCGCTTCGCCCCCTTCGGTCTTCGCTGCGGCACCTTCGGCACCTTCGGTCTTCGCTTCGGCACCTTCGGTCTTCGCTTCTGCGCCTTCGGCACCTTCGGTCTTCGCTTCTGCGCCTTCGGCACCTTCGGTCTTCGCTTCGGCACCTTCGGTCTTCGCTTCGGCGCCTTCGGTCTTCGCTTCGGCGCCTTCGGCACCTTCAGCCTTCGCCTCGTCTTTCTTGTCTCCCGCTGCGGCACCCTGGAGGTCTTCTAATAATCCAGCAATACCCGTTATATTCCCTTTATTTGTAATTCTCGTCACTTCTTTGACTTTTCCGTCCGCCATTGGCGTAACTAATGTTTGAAACTCAATAGGAAGTCCAGGTGTATCAAACGCCGCGCACGCGCCATTTTCACCCATTGGACCTTTGTCCAGCAATCTCATTAAATTCGTGAACTCTTTTACGAGAGCGGGTGGGAGTCCTTTCGTTTCAGTGATAAATGTCGCCAATTGCGCGAGTCCATATTGTCGTTCTTCACCCGGAATCTTATACAAAAAGGCATAGACCTTTTTCTTAAAATCATCGAACCCTTCATTTTTGACGAACTCGGGATTGTTTAATAATGAAATAAGCATTTTGAATACATCCATCGCCTTCGTTTTACTGATATCTTCATCATCTTCTTCAAGATTCTCTCGCACCATCTCGAGAGCTTTGCGTAGAGTCTGGATAGATGTCACCTTACAACCCGCCGATAGATTTACAACATAACTATTGGTATCATCGACGATGCCATTCTTCCCCTTCTTCGTTCCATCCGCGGATGCCGCCACCGCCGCCGCCTTCTTAAAATCATCATCGGATAATGGCACAACCTGGAGTCGGATTTCACTTGGGTCGATTGATTCGCCAAATTTTAGCACAGTGTCAAAATCAGCTATAGATTCCGGGCTTCCATTTCCCGCGAGTTTATACAAACGGCGCGAATCTAGCACGACGACTGGTCCACTATTATTGCCAGCGATTGCGATTTTGATGGACTTATCGGCGGAACTACGGTCAATCTGTCCCTTCTCCCCCGTAAAAATAAATACATCATCGGGATACTCGTTACCCATTGTATCACCATCAGCAATACCTATCTGGTCGGGTGCCTTGAAATACATTCCGTGCTTTTTATCGGGTATTTTACCATCTGTTTCAAAATCCTTCTTCGTCGCGAATTTCCCGTATAATATGCGGCGTAAATCAAAAATCTCTGTATCGTGACGATTGAATTTCTTGCCGTCAGGTTTCAGTTCTAGTTGGATATAATAAGGCAGGCCATTATTCACCAGAAATGTCAGAAGTTTCTGTGCGTCCTCCTTCTTTTCCAAGACAAATGACTCGCTATGAATCGAAATGTCGCCTTGGATTTCGGGGCCTAAATTAAATGCGGGCTTCTTTTCGCCGTCCTTGTCGACGCCCGCAGTCGCCGCCGCATCACCCGCCACCGGCGCCGCCGCCGCATCACCCGCAGTCGCCGCATCACCCGCCACCGGCGCAGTCGCCGCCGCCGCATCACCCACCACCGGCGCATCACCCACCACCACCGCATCACCCACCACCGGCGCCGCCACCGCCGCACTAGCAGCAGCAGCAGCAGCAGCACTCGCAGCACTCGCAGCAGCCGCCGCATCTCCATCCCCCGGCGCACCACCTATCATTTTCTCTCGGCGTTGTTTCCGCCGCAGCCGTTTCATATTTTGATACCGTTCTTTCAGATACGATAAAACCGGCAGCGGGATATAACGCTTCAGTGTCTTATTTAATACATTCTTCAGTTTCAACGGATACGATGTAGTATTATCGGTATCCGTCGCAATTTCCGCACGACTTCGTCTAAATGTCGCAGCCCTCCGCCTCATCGATTTTCGCGCCTTCTTCCATTTTCGCACACTTTGTTGTTGTTGTTTCCGAATCTTTCGTATCTTATTTCGTGTTAGTTTCATACGATTCCATATACATAAAATATATATAATATTATATATACAAAGACAACACGAGGCAAGCAATGTCGTCCAAAGGAAAATCAAACCGTGATGCGCCTGTAAATCTAACATCGGATGTTATGCGGAAAGAAGACCGCGCTTGTTCGTCTACCTGTAATTTTTCATACCAATATAACACTAGCACGTGTAATGTCTTCCATAAGGGGACCCATTTGCGTATCCCATACGACAGTGGCAGTGGCGGAGTATACCCCGCGAGATACAATGGGGTAGATTATAAAGTAGAGCACATCCATATTCACCAACCGTCGCTTCATCGTTATGACGGTGCTCTCGCCGATGCGGAACTGCTCGCGTATCACTCCAGTGCGGACGGACGCAACCTCATCGTATCCATTCCTATCAATCTCGGCAACGGTGCTGGAAAGCAGAGTTCAGATATTATGAATACCATCCTCCAGAATCTCCCGAGTCGTTCAGCAAGCGGCGGAAAGTATATCTCCGATGTCAATAACTTCAGTTTAGGAAACCTTATACCGAAAGAGGGGTTTTTCACCTATGTCGGTAAGCATTTATTACCGCAACACACCGGTGTATACAATTATATCGTCTACCATAAAAAGGACGCGATTCTCGTATTCCGTGATTCTCTCGCAAGTCTCAATGACACGTCTCGCGATACCGCTATCAGCAAAACGGGTCCAATCAGTGAGAACACGATGCCCAAGAATATGTATTATTACAACAAGCGCGGTGCGAATAATGCGAAAGGCAATGGCGACATCTATATCAAGTGTAATCCAACCGGCGAGGACGGCACGGTGTTATACCAGCAATCGGCCAATAATGGCGAACTCGGTAGTTTGGCGGAGCTAGACTTGAATAAATTTGGTCTGAACTGGGAAACGATATTACAAAACGACATATTTCGCACACTTATCGGGACGATGTTCGGATTAGTCATCGCGGCTACCCTATTTTATATGTTCCGCTTCATATTCAACCGGATTGGGAATCGCGTGAGTTCTGCGGGGGTGGTGGTGGGACAGCGGGGCGGCGCGGGCGGTGCGGGCGCACGATAGGAAAGTAACTCATACAATGTGTATCGTAAATAATACACATTGTGCTGGCGGGCAGACGCACGCGTGCGTTTAGATGACCCCGTCATAATCGGGTTCCACCGCACCATAAAGCGGACCAAGCACGGGCTGGAATGAAAACCCATCAGTTGACCCAATATCATTATTGGGGGTGATTGGAACTAAACTGTCGACAAGTTCCTCTTCCAGAGTCTTCATCGGTTCGGGGTTCATTGCGGTCATCACTTTCTGCTTCTTCTCCTCAGTGGGAGAAAACGTCTCAATGCCGTAGACGCCAGTCACACGACTTGACCTGCGAATGAATTCGTATGCGGCCAGGAATCCTAAAATACCGACGACGGGGTTGGTGCTTAAGAACAGTGTGATGGCGAGAACGACGACAATGATTTGCCCGGTGAGGCTTTCCGCATACTCGGCTATTGCGCGAGGAACAGACGGAGTAAACACGATATACAATATCAGGAGGACGAAAATCACCATTTCGTGCTGTTTTTCTTGACGCATAAGTGTGCGGAAGGTATCCATTATGATTTTAACTTGAATAAAGTGTTATTACTATTATATGATATATTATTCTAAAACTAAACCTAATAGAATTGAAATCTCTCGGAGTCTTTGTATTTAATCTATACCGACCGACCGATGACCTCTGCCTCTGCCTCTGCCTCTGCCTCTGCCTCTGCCGCGACGACGTATTACGGCCCTCGCGGATATACGCTCCTTAAAGAATGTATGGACGCAGCGGACCTTACATTATTGAGAGATGAACTCACGGTTGGAGCATATGTCCCTAAAGCGCCCGTCCAAGCCCCTAAATTCCCTATTTACCGCGAATGTTCTAAAAAGATATATATTCCGCGGTTTTATGGAACCAAAATATATGGCATCCCTGAAGAAACGCGAATCCCGCCAGGCGCCCCCGTATCCGAATCTCTCGTATTCTCCGGCGAGATGCGCGAATATCAAAATATAATCGTGGACAAGTATATTCATCAAGTCACCCGACCAGAAAATGCGGGAATGGGCGGCGGCGGACTTCTAGATGTAGACCCAGGCAAAGGGAAGACCGTTATGGCGCTCAATATCATCGCGCGACTCCGTATGAAAACACTCGTCGTCGTCCATAAAAGTTTCCTTTTGAATCAGTGGATTGAGAGAATCCAGCAGTTCCTGCCAGCGGCGCGGGTCGGAATGATTCAGGGGCAAATCGTGGACATCGACGACAAAGACATCGTCATCGGAATGCTCCAGTCTCTTTCAATGAAGGAGTATCCGAGAGATATGTTTGACACATTTGGCCTCACAGTCTACGACGAATGCCATCATATGTCGGCGGAGGTCTTCTGCCGTTGTATGATGAAAATAGTGACGAAATATACGCTCGGCCTTTCCGGCACAATGGTGCGCAAGGATGGCCTGACCAAAGTATTCAAACATTTCCTGGGGGATGTGGTCCATAAAGAGAAGAACGACACGACGACCCACTCGGTGATTGTCAAGGGGATTCAGTATAAAGTTAACGACCCCGAATTCAATGAAACCGAATACGACTACCGCGGCAACCCCAAATTCAGCACGATGATTTCTAAAGTGTGTAATTATAATCGTCGGAGCGAGTTCGTCCTGGACGTCCTACAAAATGAGCTGGCGACGAATCCGGACCAACAGGTGATGATACTTGCGCATAACCGGTCCCTCCTAGAGTATTTCCACGACGCGATAGAACACCGGAAAATCGCGTCGGTAGGGTATTATGTGGGCGGGATGAAAGAGGCCGCGCTGAAATTGAGTGAGAGCAAGAAGGTGATTATAGCGACGTATGCGATGGCGTCGGAGGGGTTGGATATCAAGACATTGACGACACTGATTATGGCGTCGCCGAAAACGGATGTGTGTCAGTCCGTGGGGCGCATCCTGCGCGTGAAACACGCCTCGCCACTCGTGATTGATATTATTGACCCGCAGGATGTATTCCGCAGCCAGTGGTTGAAACGCCAGACCTACTACATAAAACAGAAATACCGTATTATTATGACGGACACGGAGGGGTATTATAAAAATAACTGGACTGTGAAATACGAGCCGAAGACTACGTCGAAGTCAGCGTCCGTGGCGGCGACTCTGGCCGATGCGGATATTATTGAAATTGATGAAGAGACGGGTATTCTCTCGGTGACGACGGAATCAAGCGCCAAATCCAAAATAAAGTCGACCATTCCGAAGATGAACGGGAAGTGTATGTTTCAATTAACGGAGTAACGACGACGCAGTCGGAGTCGGAGTAACGACGACGCAGTCGGAGTCGGAGTCGGAGTAACGACGACGCAGTCGGAGTCGGAGTCACGTAGTGAACGGCGTCTTACAATACCGGATGACAACTATTATATGCTGTATAAGGCGCAGGATTTACTAGAGCGGTCGTATTCCGTCCCACCTCGGTTCCTGAACCTGCGATAGAAAACGCGGCGTTACTTCCACCGCTTTGACTCCTCTGCTTACGACTGCGGCGACACGACTTACAGCGACGGCAGGTGCGCATACGGCGACTACTACGACGCCCCCCGAATCCGGTGACGATATCACACCCACACTTTTTATTACGTCGTCCAGTTTTGCGAACCTTTCGCTTACTCTTACTCTTATTGCTGCGTTTGCGACGACGGCTACCGCCACCACCAGAGGTGACCGAGTTATATCCAACGGTGACTGGCGCATACGACCCGCGCGCATGCGCACTATCCGCGTTCCCACCATCAAACGAATGAAACTGACTCATCCCGCCACCACCCTGGACGAACGCGCGGCCAGCCTGACCCTGATACATATTCCCGGTTCCGCCGCCGCCAACAGGGATTTGTTTGCTTGATAATGCGATTCCCGCGTTATGCTCAGCTAGGGGGTTTGAATTCATATATTGCGACATTATTAGTATATACTAACTATATTATTATTAGTATTTCAATAATAATAATAATAATAATGGGTTGGTTTACTACGACCGGTAATTTTTATTAGAACGCCTGCGGCAAAACGTGCGCTTGGTTCCGCGAGCATACTTACAACTTTTGCGAAGTTTGTTGCCGTTACACTTCTTCTGGCTTTTTGAACGGCACGGAGACGAACGCAAACGCGCTAAATATTTCGTCTGGTTCTTGAAAACAAACGGTTTGATTCTGCGGATTTTCTGACCACTGATAGGTGCGGAGGGTTGAAGATTCATATGTTCGCCGCCTAGACGGTTTTTTCTTGCGCCACCAGACAGTGGCTCTTGCGATACTAGGTCGTGTGAAGCAGACATTGGTATTATATAATAGGATAGAATATTATATAATAATTCGTTCGTTCGTTCGTTCGTTCGTTCGTTCGTTCGCTCACTCACTCGCTCACTCGCTCACTCGCTCACTCACTCGCTCACTCACTCGTTCGCTCACTCGCTCGCTCCTTGTCAATCAACTCGCCGAGAATCAAACGCATAGCATACCGTTCACCGCGAATATGCGAATGAAGTTCGTCTAAATGCGACATTTGCGTAATATGGTCCCGGGCGTCCATCATAATTGCTGGGGTTGGAATACCGTATTCTTTCTCAAATGGGTGTATGATATTTCTAAATAGATAGTCGAGTGCGATTTTATAGCTATACATCGATGGTGGAATATAGCTCAACGGATTACTGAAATTATTGACATTGAATACGATACCGTTTACGATATACTTATGTGCCCATATATATTCAAACATTTCTCTTGTGTTATGGATACCGTCGTGTGAAATGGCGGTATGAACCCACAATAGCGGAGGCGCAGCCGGAGCACGAGGCGGAGCACGAGGCGCAGCCGGAGCACGAGCACGACCCGCGATTTCCCCCACACTCCGCACAATACATTCATTTGAACCGACGAAACGTCTTCCCGCAATCACCAACGAATTATCGCCGACAAGTGATACCTGACGCGCGTTATGGCAAATCATTGGAACACGGTGTTCGCGAAGAAACGATATAACCGCAGGCGAAGAAGCCGACGAAACCGCATAACACGGTTGGACATGTGGCAATTCACGAAACACGTTCAACAATCGTTGAAACGACAATCGTTGAAACGACAATCGCCGATACGGCAATGAACGGGAATAGGACACAGTATACGACATTAGTATAGTGCGGCAGTATACGCTAGTATACGAGTTATATTTATACCTATTTCTTACCGTGCGTGATGCGCCTGGAGTTCAAATAACGAAACTCGTGCTGTTTGACTTGTTGGTCGGTGACAATGCCTGCCGCGCCTCCCGCCGCAGTGACGACCTGGAAAGGCACCCAACGACAAAACCGTTTATGAAACCGACACATCATTATATACTCCTTATGAAGTGAAACATACTTGTCGGGTTCAGTATTCTCAAACTCGGTTTCATCTTCGCTTTCCTCTAATGCGTCCAGACTCTGATTTTCCGCAATATTTCGAAATAGTCGATTCATCATAACACTCGTTTTATAACTAGGTATATGTGCGAAATTATGAAACTCTGGCTCGCGCCCACGAGACGGCATAACGAACAATTCGTAAATATCATTTTGGATATTAGGGCGCACGATAAATATGGCCTGGATATTGGTAAGCATTTCATCCGTTGGCTGGATATAGTATATTTGATTCGCTACGGCAGCGACGGCAGCGACGGCAGCGACGACGGGGACGGCGGCGGCGGGCGTTTTCGCATATACACTACTAGATTCGAGAGTACGTTGTATCACCCTTGTGTGTGTATTATAACGATACTGAAAGGCGTATACTTGATACGGTAACCCTTGTGCTACTGTTTCGGCATCTTGTTCGGTATGACATAACACCGGCAGTCCGAAAACTACGCTGTTTTGTTTCGTATACGCGACTTGCCTAATTTCTCTTTCCGCGAATATAGTTTCACATAAACGAACGTGACCTGATAATGTGAGCGAAGGAATCGAGTCCCCTTTATACCAGTAAATCGTATGGATAGAGAAACACGTCTTGTCCGTCAACCGAAATAGCACGCCGCCAAACACAGTTCCATAGGCGAGTGAACTATCCATACACGCATCATAGATACGGACAGAACCGGGATACCATCCATTTTCTTGTTGGAATCTGCGAAGAATAGGCGATACGCCGGCACCGCCACCGCCACCGCCGTGATTCGACCCCGTAATATCAATGACCGCTACTATTTTACGTCGCTTCCATTCCGTCACCCACGCCACACACCGTTTTCCCTTTGGAAGAATAAAGCATTTATAACCTGACACGAGCGGTTCGTTCTTATGAATAGATGCTTCATAAGAAAGTCGAGTATTCGGAAAACTTGCCAATAAACTGTCAGCGTCTTGTGAATTCAAGGCGCCGTCGCCGTTGCCGTTGCGATGATTATTATTGTAAAAACGGGGAGTTGCCATATAATAAATATCGCGTATGGGTATATATATTATACGCGAGTTCACTTTAACTCATTTCATAGCTCGGGCGAAAATTATCACTTGAAGATTTGGATTTCAGTCCGATTCCTCGTAAGAATGTTTTTAAATCCGTCTTCATATCGCTCGGGATTGGCGAGGACGTGGATGAGGGAATAATATCACTTGTATCGTAGGAGTGTATTCCTAAATGCGCCGAATGCGTCGAATGCGTCGACACCGACTTTGCGTTATCTAAATTTGTGTTGATTGTATCAAACAGCGATTTATATTTCTGTTTCGGGCAATGTATCAAGTCTTTCACTTTTGGCGCGGTCAATGTAGTTTCAAAATAAATATACAAATAATGAATAATAACAATTAAGCTGATAGAAAAGAGAATATTTTGAATGAACCACAACATTACGATTATGATGTAACTATATTGTATTCAAGTGTATATTACGAACATAATTTGAAGTGGTCTAAAAACGAAATAATATCGTCGATACACGTCCGCGTTAATATATCCGAATGGTTCGGTATAACGCCATTTTCGGTGGTGATATAAAAATCAAGGACGTCGGTCTCCGTCTCGTTTAATATAAACACGAATGCGCTCATTGATTTCGGATGTGTTTTAACTACCTTTTTAATATGTCGTACAACGGTGTGATTTGGGGGGATATTGTGGCGCGTATCGCTTGCGACGGGAGTCAATTCATAATAACTTTCATCTACGAGGACCGGGACCGGGACCGGGACCGCCGCCGCCCTGGTGATTTCCATCATCCGAACTTGTCCGTCCACCGGAATGCGCTCGTGTAGATTCTGTTGACGTGTGGCGTCATTTGCGCGGATTTCATATATGGCGTCTTGCGTTAACAGGAGATGTTCCATTTTTTTATCTACGAAAAACAGTTCAGTTCCCTTCGGGCGAAGGCGACCCCTTTCAATGATTTGATGTATTTTCGAATATTGCGCACACATTTCTTCTAATGTTACATCCAGTATATAAATCCGTGGCTCGGTCTGTTGCTTTGTTTGAATAAAATGTGTACTTGTATTGTTTCTGTAAATGGTGCTGAGGCCGGAAATCATCATAGCTTGACGCGCATTTTGCCCCCTTTTTTGTGCGCGGAAATTATTGGGTTTATCCATTGTCGTGCGTTATATAATATCACGTCGTATGTTTATGTCATTTCGCAGGCAGGCAGGCAGGCAGTCCACGAAACAATATAGAAACAATTCGCGTATTCTATACACAACCATGTCACCGTCATCTTCGGCCGCGACCAAAACTACAATTGTTATTGTCTCCAAATCCGGTTCTCTTTCGGAATGCGTAGTTGAACCGAATAAAGAGACTACCGTCGGAGAGCTTGCCGTGCTTTTATCTAAAAAATGCGGATACAGGAATCCCGAAGGGTTTGTGTGTTGTCATACATGGAGATACAGGAATAAACACGCGGCGTCCGCCACTTCGCATTCGCCTGCGTCTCGGCACATTTATGTGGATATTTGGGCGAAATCCGACGGACGCGCGGGGCAAGAGAATAAATACGAATTGCCGCCGCCAATAGACGAACATTTATTCTTTGGAAATATGGCGCTTGTTGCCAGGATAGACAAAGAGAACGCAATCGATATGACAATTGAATTATGGAATAAGATATATGAGTCACTATTTGGCGGATTCGAGGACTTGGCGGCTACGGCAGCGGAGGATGAAAATGAAGTGGATGAGCTGGACTCCATTCCTGCGCATAAAAAGACGACTAGCGGGTATTTGAAGGACGGGTTTGTTGTGGACGATAACACCCCGCGCTGTAAGCGGAATACGCGCAAATCCAAATCAGAATCGACGGAGGGTGAGTTTATAACCGAAACAGAAACAGAGACGGAATCGTCTACGACTTCTGATACGGATGGGGGTGAAGTTGTAGCCAAGATTATTGCCAAACCGAAGCGACAAGCAGCGGTTAAGAAGCCCGCAGTGGGCGGAAAACCCAAAAAGACGGTAGAAGAGCCGGTCCTAGCGCAAGAAAGTGAGTCAGAATTAAGTGAAGACTCGTATGAATAACTCCGTCGGTCGGTCGGTCGGTCGGTCGGTCCCGTAAAATTGAATAAAGAAATCTATAGTTATACAATTAATACATCCGATGTCAATTATTCAAACGATTGCGTATCCTGACAACTTTCGCGCTGAAGTGCGCAAACGAATTGAGGCGATTCTAGGCGGCGCTCACGCTGACGCCGACGCCGACGCCGACGCCGACGCCGACGCTGGCACAGGCACCCTCGCGTCCAATATTGAAAAGGGCATATTCAATTGGACCATTCAGCACGCAACCAAGAACAATATTGTGAAAAAATGGTCCAACCCGTTCTTCATCACATTATATATTGACCGCCTGCGGTCCGTGTATATCAACCTGAAGAAACCAGACGTATCAAGCGCCGTTATTTCCGGAAACATCAAAGCCCCCGAACTCGCATTTATGACGCATCAGGAAATTTGCCCCGACAAATGGAAACAACTCATTGAAGACAAAAAGGTTCGCGACAAACAGAAATATGAACCGAATATTGAAGCATCCACCGACAATTTCACGTGTAATAAGTGTAAATCCAAGAAATGCACGTATTACCAGCTTCAGACTCGTTCGGCGGATGAGCCTATGACGACATTTGTGACGTGCTTGGAATGTGGAAAGCGCTGGAAGTGTTGAGATAATATGACATAAAGAATAATACTATGGAAATAGTAAAAAGATGCCCTGTAATTTTTTTACTATTCTAAAATCATATTTCAGGTGTTGTTGTGATAAACACAAAGATACCGAAACCGACAGCGACGGCGGCGGCGGCGGCAGCACCAGCGATAAATACCCACAAAATTGTGGCGATGGCAGTCCATTTACATTTGACGACCTTACTTCCTCCACAAATGATTCCGGTACATCTAGCAACTGGTCTTCGTCATCTACACTGGATGGATATGACGAAAAACACAAGCAGTTTTTGAAAGAATCAACTCATCGTATAAAAAAATATCAACGCAAATTATTTCATCCTTATGAAGAAGACAGTCAATGATGTCTAAAGTATCTCTAAATCTTGAATTCGCCAATATTCAGAACCTCCATTTGGTAATGGGCGCCGAATAATAAAGGGGGTCTTCTTCTGTTCTAATTCCTTCACCGCGATGAGGTATCCGTCAATTACGGTAGAATCAATCTTAATAAAAGCGGGCGCGCCTTCATTGATTTGTTTTGCGCGTTGCCCCAATATCCGCGTTTTCTCATATTTCGTCATAATCGGAATGGTTCGGTGTAAATCGTCCACGATGATACCTGCGCTATTACGCACGACACGCGACAGTGTTTGGATTTCATCATAATTGTGCGAAAATGATTCGGGGTGATATGTCGCAATATAACTTTCACGCACATTTGATTTCAGTTTCTGGAAATATTCCGATGAGCCCCTATCCTCGTTTTCATCGTCGTCTTCATCGTCGTCTTCGTCGTCGTCAAAATGGATACCGTGTGGAACGCCCAGTAATGTGAGGTCATCTTCGGCATTTTTCTTGGAAGCTGTCCGCCGTTTCTTTCCATTCTTTTTTGATTCGCCACCTCCACCGGCACCCTCGCCACCACTATCGCCGTCTTCTTCTCCTTCACTTGGTTCTGCGTCTTCGTCGTCATTATCGTCCTCGCCAACCGATGACGCGTCATTACTTGTATTTGTATCATCATCAGACTGTTCTGATACCGTCTCATCATCGTCGTCTACCGGTAATACTGGAACGGCTTCTTCATTTTCAGAATCATCACCACCGGCGCCGAGGCCAGCAGCAGCAGTAGCAGCAGTAGTTGGCAACAGTTTTTTGAGTGAAACAGGTTTCGACATTAGCGGCGTTATGTATATATAATTATCACACTTTATTATGTTTCAATTTATTGTTTTGCGTGGATGAATAGTAAAACAATAAAAATACGGCGTTCGCCCGCTCGCCCTAACGACTGGCCGGGCAACCGAGACTAATACCGCTGGTGCTGATTTTGGGGCAGGTCGCATTGATGACCTTGATGACGTCCTTCACGGGCTGGACGAGGTAGGGCCGGATTTGCGAATACGAAGGCAAATTCAGACTCTTCGCGTCGGATTCAGCATTGGCAAAAGAAATAGGATTCATTCTTATAATATACTGCTATATTTTATTTTCACTAAAATTCCGCGCCCACGTCGCCGTTACTGTCACACCACTTCGTCGCCGTTACTGTTGCTCGGTATTCCACACTTTGTCGCATTTCGCGCACAAGTATACATACTTCAGGTTCGTGTCATCATACCGAACATAAATGATTTCGGACTTGGGCGCGACACCCCCGCCACCCGTGCTGCCCTGGTTGCTAGAACATTCGTCATTTGGGCAGCGCATTGTATGAATCCGCGGCAGTGTTGGGTCCAGTTTCGTATATTTATTCACCACCTGCGAAAAGGTCTGCGGCGTCGTTTTATGCCGGACGTTGACTTTTGAAACACAAATATTCTCGGAAGCAATCGTATTGTCTATATTTCCACAATTTCTACAGTAATACTGTAACTCATTTTCAGGAGTGATGCTGATATAATTCATATTGGAACATACCGAACAGAAATGCATCGCGCGTAATCTACTATATTGTATATAGATACAATTAATTTCAATTTAAGTCGGTATCCGTCGTTTATGTGTCAATATAAGTATTACAAACCAGCACCAGCGGTGGCCGCGACCGTAGCGTCGTAATGTTCTACTATGGTGTCATATGAAATCACAGCCGTAATACATCCATATAATCCTGTCGTTAGGGTTTTCTTTTCGGGAAACTTCTTACATCGTTCCGCCAAAATCTCTCGAATACGCGTTTTGTTTTCTTTAAAATGGCGCAACATGAACTCCTGAAATTCCGGAACGAGCGCCGGCTCAATACTAACGTGTGTCGTAAGTTCCGTCAATAACGTCAAACACGCAAACTTATAATTGTAATATTCAACAATCGTGTGATACGGGATGAAATCGCTGTGCTCTCTGCGAATACCCGGCTCGTGAAGCAGTGGCTCTTTATCCAACAATGACTGAAACGTCATAAGCACAGACCGAATATTCTGACACCCCGACCATTGTTCTCCGCGCCACGTATTCACAATAGATACACACACCTTCTTATTCGTGTAAAAGTTGGGATGAAACCGAATATTCTTTGTATTCGTCAAATAGGAAACAATCGGTGGCGAATGTGGGTAGTTCGTAGGGAACTTAAAGACGAAGAAGTAATACCCGCCGAAGTAAAGCGTGTCGGCCGGGCCGACAATACACGCATAACCGGTAAGAATATCTGTTTCACTGTGCCGATATATAATACCACACTCGTCTATTGTAGGGTCTGTCATAACACCGCGGATATCCTTCAGGAGACGCGTAACAGTGTCTTTGGGGATGACGACCTTGGCCGGGGCCGTGGCCGTGGAAGGAGGATGGTCCATCGAAATGAGGTTTTACAATAGTTTCTATTATTGTGTTTATGTATTTTTCCATTCTCGCCGTCCACCGCGCCGCCGCCCCGCCTTTTCCGCGGGTTTTGTGACGATAACCCTAGCAACAAACCAATAGATACAAGAAAATACTGTGACCATTATGCTCTCATAAAAAAGAGTGTGAGCATATATCGTCACAAAACCGAAAACTGAAACCCTAAAAAAAAATCTACGGGCTAAAACACTTTTTTTACAAAAGTCCTGCGCCCAGAAAAACGAAAATGAAAGCATCCCCCTTTTTTCGGGGGTTCACATGAATGAAAAGTCAAGGTGCCACTTTTGGGGGATCAGATTTAGAGATAAAACCTCTGGAATATATAAACCGGGGGTTTTAGAAATTTCAATTCATAATTCGGACAAAATTGAACTTTAAACCTACCTAATTTGAATTTACAAGACAATGACATCAACTTTATACGGAGCGACGGCGTCAGGGACGCCTGCGGCTACGCCTACGGCTACGCCTACCGACCCTACAACCGCATCATACCAGTCTCTTTGCTCTGGTATGACATACGAGCAATTTATGAAACATCACACATCCAAGCCCGGCGAAGCCTATACACATACGCGCATCGGGGATAAGTCACTGAATGTCCACGGCGGTGTTTATACGATACCTCCGGCGATATTGCCGGTGTTTTGGAAGAAGTATTATTCGCATGTATTTGAAAATGGAAAACAAGAGTTTCTCACCGAAAAACAGAATCCGGAGAAGGGCGTCATTGTCGTGGACTTTGATTTCAGATATGAAACGAGTATCACCAAACGCCAGCATTCAAAAGAACACATTTTGGATATGATACAGTCGTATATTCAAACGCTGGAGACGCTTGTCGGCATCCCCGCGGATGTCAAGATTCCGATTTATATCTTTGAAAAGAGCGATGTGAATCAACTGGATGATGTCACCAAGGACGGGATTCATATGATTATTGGCGCAACCGTGGACCGCCCGATTCAGCGAATGTTGCGCGCGCGAATGCTGAAAGAACTCCCGGAAATATGGACCGACCTCCCAATTACGAATTCGTGGAACGACGTCCTTGACGAAGGAATATCGCGCGGCCATACCAACTGGCAGTTATACGGTTCGCGTAAACCCGGCCACAAAGCGTATATGTTGAAGTATCATTTCATTATGATGCACGACCCCGATGACGATGATGGCGCGTGGATGTGCCAGGAAGAGAAGACGAGCAAATTCAACGTCAAGGAGAATTTCGCGAAAGTATCCGTCCAGACGGCGACGGGCGTAGATACCGAATATCCCATATTTACATTATTACAGACAAATTCCGTATTGAAGGTGGAATATGACGCGCTTCTGAATCAACAACGTGGCGGAATGAATGGGGCGCGAAATGGCGGCGCGGGCGGCGCGGGCGGAGGTGGAGCGGGCGGCGCGGATGGAGGCAGACGTATTCGCCTTGTGGTGACGGGGGGGTCGGGCGGTGGCGGTGGCGGTGGCGGTATAAATGGTGGCGGCGCAACCGACGCAATGATGTCACACAACGGAGTGATTCTGATGGATAAAATAACGTGCCACTCTGAACTCGCGATGGCGGTCGAAGTTATGCTGAATATGCTTGAACCCAAAGAATACGAAATCCGCGAGACGCATTATTACACAATGGCCCTTCCGTCGCAATACTATGACCCATACGACAAATGGCTCCGCGTCGGACTCGCGCTTCACAATACCAACGATAAACTCTTCCTGACATGGATGCTCTTCAGCGCGAAATCCGCGAAGTTCTCATATACGAATATTATGAACCATTATGAAACGTGGTGTAATTTCCCCTATAGTCCCGACGGTCTTACCCGGCGGTCCATAATGTATTGGGCCAAAAATGACTGCCTGGAAGACTATAACCGAATCCGTAATGAAACCATCGACAATTTCATCCATCAGACGATTTGTAACGAGACGACCAATGACGCATCCACGGATGTAGATTTGGCGACGGTGTTGTATACGATTTTCAAAGACCGATTCGTTTGTGTCAGTGTCAAAGATAATCAGTGGTATGAATTCGAGAAGAATCGGTGGTGTGAATGCGACCAAGGCAACTCGCTTCGTGCGCTGATTTCCAAAGATATGCACGACATTTATACGAAGAAGCACCGCGAGATAATGGACTTGACATCCGGGCTGGACCCCACATCCGACCAATACACATCCGCGCGGAAGCGGTCGCGGCGTATCGTCGACATCTGTACCAAACTGAAGACCACCAGTTTCAAGAATAATATTATGCGTGAGGTGCGTGAACAGTTCTACGACAAGGATTTCATTGACAAGATAGACACGCGACCTGAACTCCTGTGTTTCAAGAATGGCGTGATTGATTTCAATGCGAAAACGTTTCGCCGCGGACAACCCGACGACAATCTGTCGAAAACCACGAAAATCGATTACATCCCACTGGACGATGAAAAACACCGGACACTCATCGGCGAAATCAATGATTTTATGGCGCAACTCTTCCCCGAGCCCGAACTCCGGAATTATATGTGGGAACATCTGGCGTCCGTCCTTATCGGAACCAATCGTGAACAAACCTTCAATATTTATATCGGTGGTGGCAGTAATGGCAAGTCCAAACTCATTGAATTGATGTCGGCGGTTATGGGCGAATATAAGGCGGTCCTTCCGATTACGGCGGTTACACAGAAACGCGCGATGATTGGCGGTGCTTCACCGGAACTCGCCGTTCTCAAGGGTGTGCGATATGCGGTGATGCAGGAACCGACGAAGGGCGACCGCATCAATGAAGGTATCCTGAAGGAAATTACGGGTGGAGATGATATGACTGCGCGTGCCCTCTTTAAAAACACGATTTCGTTTGTTCCGCAGTTCAAGTTGGTTGTGTGTACGAATGTGCTCTTTGACATCAAGAGCAATGATGACGGAACGTGGCGTCGTATTCGCCTGTGTCCGTATAAATCGAAATTCTGCGAAGATCCGAAAACCGACGACCCGGAAGAGCCTTATCAGTTCCTTATCGACAAGAACCTGGATGTGAAAATCAAATTGTGGGTAAATGTATTTATGGCGATGCTCGTCAAAAAGGCATTTGAAACAGATGGACGGGTGAAGACGTGTGCGGCCGTGACTGCGAGCAGCAACAAGTATCGCAATACGCAGGATTATCTGTCGGAGTTCTTGCGCGACAAGATTCGCCCCGCAGATGAAGAAACGTATATCAAGAAGACCGAGGTATATGAAGAGTTCAAGAAATGGTATATCGTTCAGCACGGCAAGAATATCCCGAAGGGCAACGAGTTATACGATTATATGACGAAGAAGTTCGGGAAACTCACGAGCAAGGGGTGGCGGAAGTGTCGCATCCTGTATGATGACGACGGGGTGGATGGTGAAGACGATGGTGACGCGTAATCTCGCTCGCTCGTTCATTCGCGCCAGAAGCGCACGCTCGCTCGTTCATTCGCGCCAGAAGCGCTCGCTCGTTCGCTCGTTAGCGCCAGAAGCGCACATTCTTCAACCCCAGCATTTCAGTTATTTTCGTAAGCCCATTTAACATCCACAATACAACCGGTAAGATGTATTTCGGATATATTCCAAGTAGTATCAATATAATAATATTGCGTTTATCGTAAACGCCGCTTGCGGACGAAAAGAAATCCCGCAACGACATAACAAGAAAAATGACAAACACTGCGTAATAAAGGAATCCGACGAGGTCTTCATAAAAGGCCAGACTGTTATATTCTTCATAATCGTATAACGCATTTTGCTTGTAAAGCGCGATATTTTTCTTTTGATTATTCATTACCGATGTAATATCGGAATCATTTAGCAATAATTTTTCCAACTCAGCGGAAGCAGTTGTACCTCCTACGGTATGTAATTTATGATACGTATTCAATAACCGGTCGGCTTTATCAAATAAATTATTGATTGAATCAATGTAGCCGTCTTTTGCTTTGTTGGCAATTTCGCATTTGGGTTTGGTTGTCTCGTCGACCCCATTACAATCCGTATAATATTCTGCCCAAGGAAGTATCGTCTGTCCGTCCGCGGTTGAACGCGCACCGTCTTTATATCTGGGCAAGCGTGCGTTGAATGTTTTTACGGCGGGGGTCGTTGTAGTACCCGCTACGACATCGCCATTCGCATTCACCGTGGAACCATTATAAAAATCAAACCCTTCCTTCAGTTCATCGCCCCCCAGTCCAGCAAACCCTTCTACGCCTCCGCTACCGCTTCGGCCTCCGCTACCGCTTCGGACCTGAAACCCCTGCGGCCCTACCGGCGGATAAATATCCTCTTCCGCTTTCTTATTCGCACGCGCGCGCCGGTCGGTTTCGATATACTGGTTCGCCTTTTCAGATAAATCGGCGCTAGTCTTCTGACACTTCTCTCGCGTATCTTTCCATACTTTATGCGCCTTTGCGATTTCGTGACTCTGCGCCTTTCCGTCTACTAAAGCCGTGTATTTCACGCTGGTTTCCTTGATATTGTTGTCGCATTTCATATACAAGTTTCGCGAATGGACCCATTCGGCGTGATGAAGACTCATCGTATATTTATCTTTTTCAGCACCGGTAAACCCACCTTGACTTATAATTTGCCGGACTTTCGTCAAGTCATTTTGCGATTTTTGAAGGACTTCTTCAATTGAGCGTTGCGCGTCACTGCCACCGCCCCCGGAAATAGCCAACGCCGCGTCTTCTGTAGCCGACGTCTTGCTCATCGCGGCCTCGCCTTGTTGTGCCTGTTCTAACAGTTCGGGTTCAATGCCCTCTGCGTCACTAAATTCTATACCCATTTCGTATGTTTATAATATAACTACTTATTTGTTAGATTATAAAATGATTGTATTTATGCCGTCGGCAGACCGGATATACGTAAAGGAATCTTGGTCGGCTCTTTTGACGTGGAGACAGTGACATTTTGGTATGAACTACGGTCCGCGCCAGGGGATACAGTAATGCCGGTTATGGTGATGGAAACCGTGGCAGGCGCGGCGACACCAGCAGCCGCAACTGGCAATGATATTTCCGATGCGATTTCCGCCGCGGTTTTGCTGACAGGGGAAGATGCGATTGCGGAGCTCGCGATGCTTGCGGATGATGCTGTAGTAAACACACCAGAGGGTAATGTTATCTTGATAGAGTCAGCGCTCGCGCTCGTCAACGCCTGTGAAATCTTCATTGTAATCGTCAAAGTTCCGGTCGTCCATACCGCCGAACTTCCCTGGGAAGAAAGGGCTCCGCCCGAAGACGCGCACAGCCCTTTCGCCGCATCCCACGTGGTTCCGACATCACAACAACCCGGTCCATAACACGCTCCACCCATTCCCAGCTCCATTGGTTTCGACGGGTCCGCGTTTTGTTGAACGAACTTATTATTCATATCGTCTTCATTGAAATTCCAGTCATATTTGTCGAATTCGTGGTCGTTACGGCGCATAATATCGAATACTTGCTTTCCGATGACAATACCGCCCATCGTAAGAATGAAAATAACGCCTAAAGTGGAAATCGACGCGGGTATCAGTTCTTTATTCCGCAATACAGCCAATACAATAAGCGCTACAGAAATATAAATGATATTCTTCATCACTTCGGTGTTGGCTTCGTAATTGCGCGTGTAATATGTATTCACCTGGGCCATACGACGTTTGTTCGTATTATCCTGTGAAAGCGTCTTTGCGTTTGACTCGGCACGTTTCCGCTCTTTCGCGATAAAATCAATCGCCGTTTTCTGGGCTTCATATAGAGCGTCGGAGTCAAACACTTTACCGGCTTCTTTGATGGTTCCGTAGGTATACGCAAGAACGTTGACAAGTGCGGAACGGGCTTTCAGTAACTCGCTATCGTTTGGGTTTGTTGCGAGACGGGCGTTGATACTGGCGATTGCCTCGCGGATTTCTTGTGCGGACGAACTTTCAGTTAATGATTCCCCCGCCGACCCAAGAATTATAACCGGTGTAGATACTGGGGCTTCAGTCCCTGCCGTGGTTGTAAACGTAAAATCATTAATAGCGACGGCACCGCTAGTTATTGATACGCCTGCCATTGATATCTTTAGTTTTGAACCAGAATTGAGCGAACCAGTTAATGTAAATGTAACAGTTGATACATTATTTGCGGTCACGGCATCACCGGCAGTAAATGAACCGCCGCCGCCAGTAACAGTATAATTACTAGCAGGCGTGCTCAAGTTTACACCTTTACCTGTAGGCCACGATACAGTAATGGTTCCTCCACTCGCCAATGTGGCGCCCAGCGTTAAATTCAAAGATAAAGTTGCGGTGGTCGCACCACTCGCCAGGCGTCGCAACACCGTATCCGTGCCAGGCACAACCGTCAACCCCTCAACATAACCGCCGCGGTAAAGATAGTCTTTGAATAATTTCCCCGCGCATAATACGACAATCGCGAATAACGCCAACAATATTTGATTTTTTTCACTGATTTGATATGCCATTATTTATATAATGAGTAGTTACAATCCATAAATACTGATGATATTATTATTTCTTCCCGCTAGTGCGTGCGTGCGTGCGTGCGTGTCTGATTCCGCCTCCTGTTGCCGCCGCTGGCGCCGCTGCTGGTGCCGCTGGTGCCGCCGCTGGTGCCGCCGTCGCGCTTCCGACCGCATCCCCCACTTTATTCACCACATCCGTCGCTGTTTCACCGACTTTATCCGCCAGCCCCTTCGCGCCTTCCACCGCCCCCGCCGCGGCCTCATTTGCCGAAGAAACCAAATTATCGGCGCCTTCGGTGATACCCGTCGTCAATTTCTCGCCAGCTTCTTTCAATTGTTCTCCCGCCGAACTCAACGCTTCCTTAACATCACCCGTCCTATCCGCGATATCGTCCGTTTTCACGCTTCCAACACCGAACAACCCGAGAATATATGCGAACAACCCGCCCTCGCCCCCCCCCTCACCGTCATCGACGTCGACGTCGTCCTGTCCGAATACTTCCTTCAACTTCAAAAGAGCCATAACCGCCAAGATTGCTAAAATACTCCAAAGAATGAATTTATATGATTCCGCAATGAGGCCCTTATTCGTCTCTTCGGTCATTGCGTTTATGCGTTCACGCTGATATTCTGCGTTGGCAATTTTCTTGAGGTCGCCTTGAACCTCCTTCATTGTATCCGCATAATTACCCCCGGAAATATCTCCGGCCATCCCCTCGCGAAAACCGATAAAAGAGTCCTTCGACGACTTCGACGTGACCTGTGCGCGGTATTCGGCCGTTTTCGCAGCGGTGTCTTTCATTACATTATCTACGGCACCAATCATCCCCGTCACATCCGGCATCGCCAATTCACCCTTCTTGGGAATGATATTCGCGACATTACACTTTGTTCGCGCCGACATTGCGCCTGTATCCGGGTAATGCGCGTATTGCGCACTGTCTATTGCCACGTATGCGCCGTTTCCGACCTTACACTTATTATCCGCGATGGTTCCATTGATGGTGGGGACTTTCAGCATCAGTTGCTTCGTCGGGTCCGCAACGCGCAATCCCGCTGGATACATTTTCGCCCGGTCTTTCAATTCGCATTTGCCGTCCGAAGAGCTGCCACTTTTAGTATAAACAAACCCGCCGCATTTCTCATCCGCGTCGCACATTCCGCGGCATTTCTCCATTGACGCAGAAATACTTT